TGTTCAAGCTTCTTAGCGGTGATTGATGGACCGGGCCCATTTGATATAAACTTAAGCGGTTTTACTGGAACTGGTTATACGATTACTCAAGCTGGTGCAACTATTGCATCTGGTACTTTACCAGATTTTTTACCTGGAACAGCATTAGCTACTAATAAGCTATTAGTAATTACTTTAGATAATGGATGCATATTTACTTATGAATTCGATGGAGGATCTGGGTCTTGGAATAGAGTTGCTGGAGGAACTACGACTACAACCACTAGAGAGGTCCCTACTACCACAACTACAACGGCTGATCCTGCTACTACCACAACTACAACCACTGCTGCTCCGACAACAACTACAACCACTGAGGCTGCAACTACTAGTACAACGACTGCTGGAGAAATTACTACAACTACAACAACTGCCATTCCTTGTATGTGTACCTCAATTGAAAATCCAATGCCTACACCAAATAACTTTAATTATGTAGATTGTGATGGTAATCCACAAATGGCGGAGATTGCACCATTTACTACACTTAATAATATATGTTTAGCTAGTTATACACCAAATCCAGAGCTTAATATTCCCACTATTAACGGAAGTTGTACATTTGACCGAACCACTTGGAATTGCGTAATTGGTGAAACTACTACAACTACAACAAGACGTTAATTTACCTAAACTCTGCTAATTTATTTAGTATAATTTAGTATGTTAACAAAGAAGACTATTTTTATATCAGCCCAGCCTGACCATCAATACTTCCATTGGCAAGTTGAGGTTGTAATTCATAATTTTATGAAAAATGGAATTAATCCAAATTGGATAGAAATTCTATTTGCATATAATGACGAGCCTAGCCAAGAAGGCCTTGCCCTAGCTAAAAAATATCCAATGGTTAGATTCTTTTTCTATAAAAAGAGAATAACTCAAAATTTTGGATACATTCCTATTCTTAGACCAGATATTCTTGAACAACACTGGCTAAAATATCCAGAATTACGTGGTGAAACTGTTTTTTATCATGATTCAGATATTATCTTTAGGGAACTTCCAGATTTTGACTCAATGCATGATAATTTATATTGGTATGTAAGTGATACAGTTTCTTATATCGGCGCAAACTATATTAAAAGTAAATCTGAAGACTTATTCATTGACCTTTGTAGTTTAACAAAAATTTCTCCTGAAATTGTAGAAAAAAATCAAGAAGGTTCAGGCGGTGCTCAATATTTAATGAAAGGTGTTACTTCTGACTTTTGGAAAGAGGTAATTTCAGATTCATTAACTATGTATAAGTACATGGCAGACCGCGAAAATCAAGAACGCGAAACCCTAACGCCGGAAGAGTTAAAAACCTATAACCCTGTGCAAAAATGGTGTGCAGATATGTGGGCAGTTCTTTGGGGTGGATGGAAAATTGGTGCACAAACGATAATTACACCTGAATTAAATTTTAGTTGGGGAACTTCCTCAATCGAGGATTATAATCGATGCCCAATTATGCATAATGCTGGAGTAACTGACGATAGAAAACCTGATCTTTTTTATAAAGCAGATTATCGAGAATCAAGCCCGTTTAATGCAGATCTTTCAAATATTAAACCTAATACTGCTTCCTCTAAGTACGTAGATGCAATAATTTACGCAAAAGAAAATAGATAAACCGGATATGCCTTATCGCATACAGTATACTGATAAATAACTGTAGGTAGAAAAATGCAAGTCCAGTATAATGTCTAATAAACTCAAAATAAAACAGGTTGACCTCAGCAACCTAAGTCAAGATAATTCATTAAATAAGTTTTTAGTAGTTGATTCTGCGGGTAATGCTTATTATAGTGATTCTCCTGGTGCCGGATCCGGTGGTTCTGGCTCAAACGGTACCTCTGGTTCAAGTGGTACTTCAGGCGCAACTGGTTCTTCTGGAACATCAGGTTCAAGTGGAACAAGCCCATTAGGATTTTCTTCAGGTACTTCTGGTTCAGATGGTACTTCGGGTACTTCAGGCCAAGCCGGTTCTTCCGGTACAAGCGGTCAATCTGGTTCTTCAGGTTCGCATGGTACTTCTGGTACTTCTGGTCAAGATGGTTCAGATGGTACTTCGGGTACTTCAGGCCAAGCCGGTTCTTCTGGTACAAGCGGTCAATCTGGTTCTTCAGGTTCAGATGGTACTTCGGGTACTTCTGGTCAGGCCGGTTCACATGGTACTTCTGGAACTAGCGGTGATACCTATACTTATCCAACTGATTTAATAGTTTCATTAACTGGAGGTAGAACCTTTGGCCGTTATGTAAATGGCGATACTATTCCAGCAACTGGAAAAACTCCAGCTGAGGTAATTAGTTTAGCAATTGCTGAGCCAATTACACCAACCGTTGCCTTAACTTCCAGTACGTCAATTGCATTTAATCAAACTGCAATTAGTAATGTTTTAAATTTTAGTTATACAATAAATAGTTTAGGCGCAACCGTTACTAGTGTTTCTCTTGAATGGCGAAGAGGCGGTGCAGGTTCATGGACAGTTTTATCAACTTCAACCACCACACCAAGTACCTATACACATTCACTCACTGATACTAATTATAATACAGCTGCCTTTAATTACAGATATGTTGTAACTGATTCAGCTGGTGCAACAGCAACTGCTACTTTAAATATTACACCAATTGCATATTCAGCACCATCAATTTCATTAACCGTTGCAGCCGTTTCAAGTACTTCACCTGAAACAAATACCAAAAGAGAAAAGGGAAATATTAATACTAATTTAAGTGGAACAATTACCCGAAATAGTGTAAACAGTGCCTTATCTAGTTATACTCTACAATACTCATTAAATAATAGTACATGGGTAGATATTGGATCAGCCGTTTCAATTGGTCCAGGTACTTCAAGTATTACATTAACTAACCATAATGATACTGCACTATTTGCTTCAACTACAATATATTATCGAGTAAAAGTAATTGATGCATATCAAACTTACTTATCGAGTTTTGTAACTGGCGGAAATACTACAGTTAGTTTTTTAAATCTAATATTTTATGGACCATCATCAGCAGTTCCAACAACATCAAGTGATATTAGAGCACTAGGAACCCGAATATTTACTGATGGAAGTAATCCATTTAATTTATTAACCGGTACTTCATACATCAATTTTACAGCAGCAATGCCAGCTACACTAAGTTTAAGCAGTGTAGTTGACTTAGATGCATTAAACGCAGATATTACAGCAAACTATGTTTTATCAACGTTTAATGTTGTTGACTCATACGGTACTAACGTATCGTATCGTAACTATACCATGACAAATGCGACTCCTTATGGAACATCGCACCGACACCAAATAACTAGATAATAGAATATGTCATTAACCACAGGATTACAATTACCGTATGGTATACAACCAGTTAACCCAGTACCAGTAGATGCATGGTCAGGTCCATACACTGGTGCAAATGAATCTGCGGCAAAAGCGGCAGCAAATACCGCAATCCTTTCAGCCATCCGTTTTCAATCAATGGAAGTACGCCTTATCTTTGGAGGTAGCTCTCATAAATATTGGTATCGTGATGGAATTTTAGATACAGATTTAGTAGAATTTGCATCAGGAGGCGGATCAGCTGGAACTGCCGGTACCTCAGGATCAAATGGAACTTCCGGTACTTCCGGAACAAGTGGAACATCTGGAGTATCAGGGTCAAATGGAACTTCCGGTACTTCAGGTTCTTCTGGAACAAGTGGAACATCTGGAGTATCAGGGTCAAATGGAACTTCCGGTTCAAACGGATCTGACGGTACTTCCGGTATTGATGGAGTCTCAGGAACAGATGGTAGCTCAGGTACATCAGGTGAATCTGGCTCAGATGGAACAAGCGGAACGTCCGGAACAAGTGGTACTTCAGGTTCAAACGGAACTTCCGGAACAAGTGGAATCGATGGAACAGACGGTTCAGATGGTACTTCTGGTACAAGCGGAATAGACGGAGTATCAGGAACAGATGGTAGCTCAGGAACTTCTGGCGAATCAGGTTCAAATGGTACTAGTGGTACTTCTGGAACAAGCGGTACTTCTGGTACAAGCGGAACTTCAGGTTTAACTGGATCTGACGGTACTTCTGGCACAAGTGGAACTTCAGGTATTGATGGAGTCTCAGGAACAGACGGTAGCTCAGGTACATCAGGTGAATCTGGTTCAAATGGTACTAGTGGAACTTCTGGAACAAGCGGAACTTCTGGTTCAGACGGTACTTCAGGAACAAGTGGAATAGATGGAACAAACGGGTCAGACGGTACTTCCGGTACTTCCGGTATTGATGGAGTCTCAGGAACAGATGGTAGCTCAGGTACATCAGGCGAATCTGGATCAGATGGAACTTCAGGTACTTCAGGTTCAGACGGTACTTCCGGTACTTCGGGTATTGATGGAACTAACGGGGCAGATGGTTCTTCTGGAACAAGCGGTAGCTCAGGATTAAGTGGAGTAGACGGTTCAAGCGGAACTTCTGGTTCAACTGGGTCAGACGGTACTTCCGGTTCTGATGGTACATCTGGAACAAGCGGTACTTCAGGATCAGATGGAACTTCTGGTACTTCAGGATCAGACGGAACAAGCGGTACTTCTGGAATAGACGGAACAAATGGTTCAGACGGTACTTCTGGAACTTCAGGTACTTCCGGTATTGATGGAGTCTCTGGAACAGATGGTAGCTCTGGTACTTCTGGAGAATCAGGTTCAAATGGAACCTCAGGAACAAGCGGAACTTCTGGTTCAAATGGTTCAGATGGAACTTCAGGAACAAGCGGAATAGACGGAACAGACGGTTCAGACGGTACTTCTGGCACAAGTGGAACTTCAGGTATTGATGGAGTCTCTGGAACAGATGGTAGCTCTGGTACTTCTGGAGAATCAGGTTCAAATGGAACAAGCGGAACTTCGGGTTCAGATGGAACTTCTGGAACTTCAGGTTCAGACGGTACAAGCGGAACCTCAGGTATAGATGGAACAAACGGATCAGATGGAACAAGCGGAACCTCAGGTATTGAAGGAGTATCGGGAACAGATGGTTCAAGCGGAACCTCAGGTTCTGAAGGAACTTCGGGTACTTCAGGTATAGATGGAACAAATGGTTCAGACGGTACTTCCGGTACAAGCGGAACTTCAGGTATAGATGGAACAAACGGGTCAGACGGTACATCTGGAACAAGCGGTACTTCAGGATCAGATGGAACTTCTGGAACTTCAGGATCAGACGGAACAAGCGGCTATACTGGAAATGACGGAGCAGTTTCATTAAGATGGGAATACTCAACCGGAAACACGCTTCAACAGCTATTTTCAACAGATACAACCGCGGTTAATCTAGTTTCACAAATAACAATAAACACTCTTGATTATAGTCTTAATCCTGCTGGAAATTTATTAGACTTTTATAAAAATTGGGTTAATACTAACCATTATAAACTTATAATACAAATAACTGAAGTAGGTAATAATTCCAATTTTGGTATTTATGTAATAGATTCTTCTAGTATGATGTCAGTTGGTCCTGGTATGGCATACGTATTTACCGTTGATAATTGTTTAGGTAATAATGGCACTTACGCTAGCTCCGCAGTATATACAATTAGTTTTAGTATATTAGGATCTGATGGAACAAGCGGATCAGACGGTACCTCAGGTACTTCGGGAATCGATGGAACAAATGGTTCAGATGGTACTTCTGGAACAAGTGGAACTTCAGGTATTGACGGAGTTTCTGGTACAGACGGTAGCTCAGGAACTTCAGGCGAATCAGGTTCAGATGGAACTAGCGGAACTTCTGGGTCAGATGGAACTAGCGGAACTTCTGGTTCAGATGGAACTAGTGGAACTTCCGGTTCAACTGGTTCAGACGGTACTTCTGGTACAAGTGGAACTTCAGGTATTGATGGAGTCTCTGGAACAGACGGTAGCTCTGGTACTTCTGGAGAATCTGGATCAAATGGAACAAGCGGAACTTCAGGAACAAGCGGAATAGACGGAACAAACGGATCAGATGGAACTTCTGGTTCAGATGGAACTTCTGGTACTTCAGGTTCAGATGGAACTTCTGGAACAAGTGGAATAGACGGAGTATCAGGAACAGATGGTTCTTCAGGAACGTCAGGTTCAACTGGAACAAGTGGTACATCTGGGTCAGACGGAACATCAGGAACTTCAGGTATTGATGGAACAAACGGATCAGATGGAACCTCCGGTTCAGATGGAACAAGTGGAACTTCTGGAACAAGCGGTATAGATGGAACAAATGGAGCAGACGGTTCTTCTGGAACAAGTGGTAGCTCAGGACTAAGCGGAGTAGATGGTTCAAGCGGAACTTCTGGTTCAACTGGTTCAGATGGAACAAGTGGAACTTCCGGTATTGATGGAGTCTCAGGAACAGATGGTAGCTCTGGTACTTCTGGAGAATCTGGATCAAACGGTACTTCTGGTACTGCCGGTTCCGACGGTACGTCAGGCACGTCAGGTTCAAATGGGTCAGATGGAACTTCTGGAACAAGCGGTACTTCTGGATCAAATGGTTCAGATGGAACTTCTGGAACAAGCGGTACTTCAGGTATTGATGGAGTCTCAGGAACAGATGGTAGCTCTGGTACTTCAGGTTCAACTGGTACTTCTGGAACTTCAGGTTCAGACGGAACTAGTGGTACTTCAGGTTCAGACGGAACTTCCGGCACAAGCGGGTCAGATGGAACTTCTGGAACTTCAGGTTCAGATGGAACTAGCGGTACTTCAGGTTCAGACGGAACTTCCGGCACAAGCGGTACCTCAGGTTCAGATGGAACCTCAGGCACAAGCGGGTCAGATGGAACTTCTGGCACATCTGGTACTTCAGGAACAAGTGGTACCTCTGGAACTAGTGGAACTTCTGGTATTGATGGAGTCTCTGGAACAGACGGTAGCTCAGGTACTTCTGGAGAATCAGGTTCAAATGGAACCTCAGGAACAAGCGGAACTTCGGGTTCAAATGGTTCAGACGGTACATCAGGTACTTCAGGTATTGATGGAACAAATGGTTCAGATGGAACTTCTGGAACAAGCGGTACTTCAGGTATTGATGGAGTCTCTGGAACAGATGGTAGCTCTGGTACTTCAGGCTCAGAAGGAACAAGCGGAACCTCAGGTATAGACGGAACAAATGGTTCAGACGGTACATCAGGAACAAGTGGGTCAGATGGTACTTCTGGTACTTCAGGTATTGACGGAACAAATGGTTCTGATGGAACAAGTGGAACCTCTGGAATAGACGGAACAAGCGGAACCTCTGGTAGTTCAGGCCTAAGCGGTGTAGACGGTTCAAGCGGTACGTCAGGTTCTACCGGTACATCAGGTACGGCTGGTACAAGCGGTACTTCAGGTACTTCCGGTATTGATGGAGTCTCAGGAACAGATGGTTCAAGCGGAACTTCAGGTTCAACTGGAACTAGTGGAACCTCTGGTTCAACTGGCACAAGTGGTACTTCAGGTTCAGACGGAACAAGCGGAACTTCAGGTACTTCAGGTACTTCTGGAACAAGCGGAACGTCAGGCTCAACTGGTACTTCTGGTACTTCAGGATCAGATGGAACTTCTGGAACTTCCGGTTCAGATGGAACTTCTGGAACAAGCGGAACTTCGGGTTCAACTGGTTCTGATGGTACTTCTGGAACAAGCGGAACCTCTGGTACTTCTGGTATTGATGGAGTCTCAGGCACAGACGGTAGCTCAGGTACTTCTGGCGAATCAGGCTCAAACGGAACATCCGGCACAAGCGGTACTTCTGGAACAAGCGGAACTTCCGGTTCAAACGGTTCAGATGGAACTTCTGGCACATCAGGTACTTCAGGAATAGATGGAACTGCCGGTTCTGACGGAACTTCAGGTACTTCAGGTATTGATGGAGTCTCTGGAACAGATGGTAGCTCAGGAACTTCAGGTTCTACCGGTACTTCAGGAACCTCAGGTTCATCAGGAACTTCAGGCACTAACGGTACATCAGGTACAAGTGGAATAGGATCTAATGGGACCTCTGGTACTTCCGGTTCTACTGGAACTAGTGGTACTTCTGGCGCAAATGGTGTTTCAACTAGTGTATTCTATTATGAAGCTAAAACTAATGCACAATCCGGTAATCCTGGAGATGGTCATATTATTTGGAATAATGCAACTTTAATTAATTCAACACAAATAAACATAAATCATTTAACCGATGCTCCAATAACTGATATTGATATATTTTTAGCTCTATTACAAGTAGGTCAACAATTAACAATTCAAGATCGAAACAATAGTGCAAATTATCAAGTATGGGTTATTAATGGAGCAACTACTTTAATTACTGGAGCCTCTAATTACTGGACTGTTCCAGTTGCACTAGTTAGTTCTGGCGGTAATCCACAATTTGCAAATAATCATCAAATTTTCTTAGCCATAATTGCTGCAACTGGTTCTAGTGGAACTAGTGGTACTTCCGGGTCAAACGGAAGTTCTGGTACTTCTGGAACAAGCGGAACCTCTGGTACTTCTGGAACAAGCGGAACCTCTGGTACATCAGGTACATCAGGTTCGGCTGGAACATCAGGAACAAGCGGTACTTCTGGAACTTCAGGCACAAGTGGAACTTCAGGTTCAACTGGTACTTCTGGAACTTCAGGTTCAAATGGTACTTCCGGCACAAGTGGTACTTCCGGTACAAGCGGCACTGCTGGAACAAGCGGTATAGACGGAGTTTCTGGAACAGACGGTAGCTCTGGTACATCAGGCGAATCTGGATCAAACGGTACTTCAGGTACAAGCGGAACTTCAGGTACGTCTGGAACATCAGGTTCAACTGGAACTTCTGGAACTAGCGGATCCTCTGGAACATCTGGTACTTCGGGTTCAACTGGTACTTCAGGAACAAGTGGAACTTCAGGTTCAACTGGTACTTCTGGAACTTCAGGTTCAAATGGTACTTCCGGCACAAGTGGAACTTCGGGTTCAACTGGAACTTCAGGCACAAGCGGAACTTCAGGCACAAGCGGAACTTCTGGTATTGATGGAGTCTCTGGAACAAACGGTAGCTCAGGTACCTCAGGTTCAACTGGTACCTCAGGTTCTTCTGGAACAAGCGGTACTTCTGGATCAACTGGTACGTCAGGCACAAGTGGTACTTCTGGTTCAACTGGAACATCTGGAACTAGTGGTTCAACTGGAACATCTGGAACTAGTGGTTCAACTGGAACATCTGGAACAAGCGGAACTTCCGGTTCAACCGGAACATCTGGTAGCTCAGGAACTTCAGGAACAAGTGGTACTTCAGGAACTTCCGGTACTTCAGGTTCAACTGGAACAAGCGGAACATCTGGTACGTCTGGAACAAGTGGAACTTCAGGTTCAACTGGTACATCAGGAACAAGCGGAACTTCAGGTTCAACTGGTACTTCAGGAACTTCTGGTACTTCTGGCACAAGCGGAACTTCCGGAACAAGCGGTACTTCAGGTACGTCTGGTTCAACTGGTACTTCTGGAACATCTGGTTCAGCTGGTACTTCTGGTACTTCTGGTTCAACTGGTACTTCTGGAACATCTGGTTCAGCTGGTACTTCCGGTTCTTCTGGCTCAAACGGTAGCTCTGGTACTTCCGGTATTGATGGAGTCTCAGGTACAAACGGTTCAAGCGGTACGTCAGGTTCAACTGGAACAAGCGGAACTGCCGGTTCTTCTGGAACTTCTGGAACTAGGGGTACTTCTGGAACTTCTGGTTCAAGCGGAACTTCTGGAACTTCAGGTTCAAGCGGAACTTCTGGAACTTCAGGTTCAACTGGAACTTCTGGAACAAGCGGAACTTCTGGTTCAACTGGTACTTCTGGTACTTCAGGTTCAACTGGAACAAGTGGAAGTTCTGGTTCTAACGGTTCATCTGGAACATCAGGTATTGACGGAGTCTCTGGAACTAATGGTTCAAGCGGAACAAGCGGATTAACTGGAACATCTGGTTCTGATGGTACCTCTGGTACCTCTGGCCGAAATGGTTCAAATGGTACTTCTGGAACAAGCGGTACTTCCGGTACAAGCGGAACTTCGGTTTCTGTATCTGGTACTCAATCTCAATATACTGTATTTGGCGCAGGTGGAACAAGTGTAGTTGATTCAACATTTGGAATATTTGAAGATACTACATTAACTGCGCTACAAATTGGATCTAGTGCTGTTGCTGAAATGCCAAACGAAACTGTATACAGTCGCCACCAAAATGGAGCAACTGGAGTAAAACAGTCTCATTCAAATATTTTATATGCTGATCCAATTCCTCCATTTGGTAATGATAATTTATACATTACCTATCCATCTGAGGAAGTTAAGTTTAATACAGCTAACCGCATCTATGGTCTTCAAATTTATGTAATTGGAAGTGTTGCTAATTCACATGAGGTTGATTATCGAATGTATAGTGGAGCTGTTAAAAATGTTAGTGGAACAATTTCAATTGTTGGAACTGGATTTACTGAAATTACGCTTGCTCAAGATTCAGCGCTTTGGGTTTCACTTCCAACTTTTACAATTGCACACGGCGCTCTAATTATTAATATTGCAAATAATGCAGGTGATTCAATTGCCGTAGCCGCTAGAGTTGAAATAATTAGTGATGGACTAATATAATACTGGCCTAACTTAAATAAATAATATTGATCAGTAAATAGGCTAATATTTAGTCTATTCAAAAAAAAGAAATTAGGCCAGATGTCATATAAAATAACTTCGCCAGGTGGTGTCGAACTTAACGATAGTAGTACAAGTCCAGGGCTAGGATTACTAATTCCAACAATTGCCGATATTGCCAATGCAAGTGGATCAGCTAAAGAAGGTTCTATCCTATATAACAAATTAGATAATAATATCTATAGGTTTACTGGTGCAGCCTGGGAGTCAGCGGCCGGAAGCTCCGGAACAAGCGGAACATCTGGTTCTAGTGGAACCGCTGGTACTTCAGGTTCTAGTGCAATTGATGGTATTTCAAATGAGTCTTTTAATTCTTCATTAGTTACTGCATTTACCAACACATCTAATGATAGTGAAGTTATTACAATTGTAAACCAATTAAATACTAAAATTGTTATTGGTGGATATTTTACAACATTTAAGGGTGGTACCCGAAAGAGTTTAGTTAGATTAAATATTGACGGTTCTGAAGATACCAGGTTTTACACAAATTTAGGTGCAGGCTTTAGTGCTGGAACCTATATTGAAACAGTTAGTGTTCAGTCAGATGAGAATCTTATAATAGGCGGTGATTTTACCTCATTTAATAATAATACCCGAAACCGATTAATCAGATTAAATTCAGACGGTACAGAAGATACTTCATTCTATACAAATTTAGGTTCTGGATTTAATGGAACAGTTATTCAATCAGCAATACAGTCAGATGGAAAGATTTTAGTAGGCGGTGATTTTACCTCGTTTAATGGAAGTACCAGAAACCGTTTAGTTAGATTAAATTCAAATGGTACTGAAGATACTTCATTCTATTCAAATTTAGGTTCAGGTATTGCTTCTCAAGTTAATGCAATCACTATTCAATCAGATAATTCTATATTAATAGGAACCTCTGCTGAATTAATTAAATTAAATTCAGACGGTACATTAGATACAGCATTTAATTCAAATCTTGGTTCAAATGCAATTGATATAATGGCAATTGCTTGCCAAGCAGACGGTTTAATTTTAGTAGGTGGCGGATTTACCACATTTAATGGAAATACCCGAAATGGTTTAATCCGATTAAATTCAGATGGTACTGAAGATACTGCTTTCTATACTAAATTAGGAAACGGCTTTACTGGAGCATTTACATCACTTGGATTTACAATAAAGGTTCAGTCAGATGGACGAATAATTGTAGGTGGAGGTTTTGATTCATTTAATGGAGGTACTCGCCGTAAATTAGTTAGATTATTTGCAGACGGTACTGAAGATATTAGATTCTATGCAGCCTTAGGTAGTTCAGTAGGCCCAGGTTCTCCAAGTGGATCGCAAATCAATACAATTTTACTTAAGAATAATTTAATATTTGTAGGTGGAGCTTTTACTACATTAAACGGAGTTACCTTAAATAATTTATTTTCTTTATATAATAATTCAAATTTAGCATCTGGCTCAGATGGTTCTAGTGGGTCAAGCGGTACATCAGGTACTTCTGGAACAAGCGGAACTTCTGGTACTTCAGGTTCAAATGGAAGCTCTGGAACTTCAGGTTCAAACGGCTCTTCTGGTACTTCAGGTTCTAGTGGTTCTTCTGGAACAAGCGGAACTTCAGGTTCTTCTGGAACATCTGGTACTTCTGGATCTAACGGCTCTAATGGTTCTTCTGGAACATCAGGTTCAAGTGGATCAAATGGTAGCTCTGGTACTTCTGGATCTAACGGCTCTTCGGGTACTTCCGGAACATCTGGTTCTTCTGGATCAAACGGTAGCTCTGGTACGTCAGGTTCAAATGGAAGCTCTGGTACATCTGGAACTAGCGGAACTTCTGGTTCTAATGGCTCAAGCGGCACATCAGGATCAAACGGTTCTTCTGGAACAAGCGGAACTTCTGGTTCTAATGGAACAAGCGGAACCTCAGGTTCAAATGGTTCAAGTGGAACATCTGGTACGTCAGGCTCAAATGGTTCAAGTGGAACTTCGGGTTCTAATGGATCAAGTGGAACCTCAGGCTCAAACGGCAGCTCTGGTACAAGCGGAACTTCAGGTTCTTCAGGATCTAATGGGTCAAGCGGAACTTCAGGTACAAGCGGGTCTTCCGGTTCAACTGGAACTTCCGGTACTAGTGGATCAAACGGTAGCTCCGGAACATCTGGAACAAGTGGTTCTTCTGGTACATCAGGATCTAATGGATCAAGCGGAACTAGCGGAACTAGCGGAACATCAGGAACGTCCGGTTCAAACGGTTCATCCGGTACTTCAGGAACAAGCGGTACATCTGGAACTTCCGGCTCAAATGGCTCTTCCGGAACGTCAGGTACTTCAGGTTCTAGTGGAAGCTCAGGAACATCAGGAACTTCTGGTTCTAACGGATCATCTGGTACTTCAGGCTCAAACGGTAGCTCAGGTACTTCAGGTTCAGTTGGAACTTCTGGAACCTCAGGAACTTCTGGTACATCTGGTAGCTCTGGTACGTCAGGAACCTCTGGCACATCCGGCTCTAATGGTAGCTCAGGAACTTCTGGAACATCAGGTTCAAATGGAAGTTCAGGAACTTCTGGTTCAAGTGGGACTTCTGGTACTTCAGGCTCAAATGGTTCTTCTGGAACAAGCGGTACTTCAGGTTCTAATGGCTCAAATGGATCTAGCGGTACTTCTGGTACGTCAGGCTCATCTGGATCTAATGGATCAAGTGGTACATCAGGTTCAAGCGGAACTTCAGGATCAAGTGGATCAACTGGTACATCTGGAACTTCTGGTACATCAGGATCAAGCGGAACTTCGGGTTCTTCTGGAACATCAGGTTCTTCAGGATCAAATGGTAGCTCAGGAACTTCAGGTACAAGTGGTTCATCTGGAACTTCTGGCAGTTCAGGTATAAGCGGCGTTAATGGTACACACGGTACATCTGGAACATCCGGGACTTCAGGTTCTAACGGCTCATCTGGAACTTCTGGAACAAGTGGTAGCTCAGGTACTTCTGGAACAAGTGGAACATCAGGCTCAAATGGTAGTTCAGGAACGTCAGGTTCTTCTGGAACTTCTGGTACATCTGGAAGCTCAGGAACTAGCGGAACCTCAGGTACTTCAGGTTCAAGTGGATCTAATGGAAGCTCTGGTACTAGTGGAACCTCAGGTACTTCAGGCTCTAGTGGAACTGCTGGAACATCAGGTTCTAGTGGCTCAAATGGATCTAGCGGAACCTCAGGTACTTCTGGTTCAAGTGGAACATCAGGTTCAACTGGTACATCTGGAACAAGCGGAAGTTCAGGATCAACCGGAACTTCCGGTACATCAGGTTCTTCTGGAACTTCAGGAACCTCTGGTTCAAATGGCTCAAGTGGTACATCTGGTTCAAGTGGTTCTTCAGGTTCATCTGGAACAAGCGGAACTGCTGGAACATCGGGTTCAACTGGAACTAGCGGTACATCAGGTTCTTCCGGCTCTAACGGATCTTCTGGAACTTCTGGAAGCTCTGGTTCTAATGGTTCTTCAGGATCAAGCGGAACCTCTGGAACTTCCGGCTCTAACGGATCTTCTGGAAGCTCTGGAACATCCGGTACTTCAGGTTCAAGTGGAACTTCAGGTACATCCGGTACTTCAGGTACATCCGGTACTTCAGGTTCAAGTGGTTCAAGTGGTACTTCAGGTTCTAATGGTTCAAGCGGAACTTCAGGTTCTAATGGTTCAAGTGGTACTTCAGGTACTTCTGGAACAAGCGGAACTTCAGGAACATCCGGTACTTCAGGAACTGCTGGTTCTTCTGGAACAAGTGGTGGTTTACTAAGTCAAAGTAATTATGTGGTTAAGGCAACAAATAGTGGAGCTGCTCAAACTATCCTTTATGGAAGTGATACAGTCGTTGCATTAATTGATGACTTTGATCCACAAGATTGGTGGAGCACTAACAAATTCCAACCTACTGTTTCAGGATACTATACTATTAATACACAAGTATTATGGGAAGCAGGATCAATTAACAACAACCAAACTAATATTCAATTAAGAAAAAATGGAACTACCCAAATAGCAATTGCTCAAAACCCTATTGCAAATACAACTATTCCATATTTTCAAACACTTAATACAATTGCATATTTTAATGGAACAACTGACTATATTGAAGTAACTGCGTTTACTGGAAATCCGACAAGTCAAAATATTGCTGGAACATCAACTGGAACATGGTTTAATGCATCATTAATTGTTGGAGGCGGTACATCCGGTACTTCAGGGTCAAGCGGAACTTCTGGTACTGCTGGTACATCAGGTTCATCTGGTACTTCTGGAACAAGAGGTACTTCAGGTACAAGCGGAACTTCTGGTTCTTCAGGTTCAAACGGCTCAAACGGTTCTTCTGGAACAAGCGGAACAGCCGGATCTTCTGGAACGTCAGGTACGTCAGGTTCAAGCGGAACTGCGGGTACAAGCGGTTCTACTGGAACAAGCGGTACCTCAGGATCAAATGGAAGCTCTGGTACTTCTGGCACAAGTGGTTCAAATGGCTCAAGCGGAACAAGCGGTACTTCAGGAACATCAGGTACTGCCGGTACTTCTGGTACAAGCGGTTCTACTGGAACAAGCGGTACCTCAGGATCAAGCGGAACAAGCGGATCTTCTGGAACATCAGGTTCAACTGGTACATCTGGAACAAGCGGTACCTCAGGATCTAATGGAAGCTCTGGAACTTCAGGTTCTTCTGGTTCAAACGGTAGCTCAGGAACTTCAGGTAGTTCAGGTTCAACTGGTACGTCAGGTACTTCTGGATCAAGCGGATCAAATGGTAGCTCAGGAACTAGCGGTACATCAGGTTCTTCTGGTTCAAGCGGAACTTCTGGAAGCTCAGGTTCAAATGGTTCTTCAGGAACAAGCGGTACTTCAGGTACGTCAGGTAGTTCAGGTTCTAACGGTTCAAGCGGAACTTCAGGTTCTTCAGGTTCAGATGGAACTTCTGGTACTTCAGGAACATCTGGTTCAAATGGCTCATCCGGAACGTCTGGATCGAGTGGATCAACCGGTAGCTCTGGAACGTCAGGAACAAGTGGAACATCAGGAAGCTCAGGCTCAAATGGTTCTTCAGGAACGTCTGGATCGAGTGGATCAAACGGTAGCTCAGGCTCAAGCGGTACATCAGGTTCTTCTGGATCTAATGGAAGCTCTGGTACATCAGGAAGCTCAGGAACAAGCGGTACTGCTGGTACTTCTGGATCAAGTGGCACTGCTGGAACATCAGGTTCTTCTGGATCTAATGGAAGCTCTGGTACTTCAGGTTCTTCAGGTTCTAACGGTTCAAGCGGAACTTCCGGCTCAAACGGTAGCTCAGGCACGAGCGGTTCTAGTGGAACTTCAGGTTCTTCTGGATCAAACGGCTCTTCTGGTACATCTGGAACAAGTGGTTCAAGCGGATCTTCTGGAACATCTGGCTCAAGCGGTACTTCAGGAACATCTGGAACAAGTGGAACTTCTGGAACTTCAGGCTCAAACGGCTCGAGTGGAACTTCAGGTTCTTCCGGCTCAAATGGTAGTTCTGGAACTTCAGGGTCAAGCGGCACGTCAGGTACTTCTGGAAGCTCTGGAACAAGTGGAACTGATGGTACTTCTGGAACAAGCGGTACATCAGGTAGCTCAGGAACATCAGGAAGCTCAGGTTCTAATGGATCTTCTGGAACTTCAGGTTCTTCTGGTTCAAATGGTAGCTCAGGAACTTCTGGTAGTTCAGGTACTTCTGGATCAAGTGGCACATCTGGAACATCAGGTACTTCAGGCTCAAGCGGCTCAAGCGGTACCTCAGGATCAAGCGGAACTTCTGGTTCAAACGGTTCTAGTGGTACTTCAGGCACAAGCGGATCTAATGGTAGTTCAGGAACTTCTGGTACTTCAGGAAGCTCAGGTTCAAATGGTAGCTCTGGTACATCAGGTACGTCTGGTTCAAATGGAACAAGTGGAACTTCCGGTACTTCAGGTTCAAATGGATCATCTGGAACAAGCGGTTCTTCTGGAACATCCGGTACTTCAGGTTCAAATGGTAGTTCTGGAACTTCAGGTTCAAGCGGAACTAGTGGAAGCTCAGGAACTTCAGGTTCAAATGGTTCAAGTGGAACTAGCGGAACCTCAGGTTCAAATGGAAGCTCTGGTACTTCAGGCTCTAATGGATCTTCAGGTACATCTGGTTCAACTGGTTCTTCTGGAACTTCTGGTAGCTCAGGAACATCGGGATCTAATGGATCAAGCGGAACTTCAGGTTCTAATGGTAGCTCTGGTACTTCTGGTACAAGTGGTTCTTCAGGAACTTCAGGTACTTCTGGAACATCTGGTTCAAACGGTTCTAGCGGAACTTCTGGTACATCAGGTAGTTCAGGATCTAATGGCAGCTCAGGAACGTCAGGTTCATCAGGCTCAAACGGAAGCTCAGGTTCTTCTGGTACAAGCGGAACATCAGGTTCTTCTGGTTCAAGCGGAACTTCAGGTTCAAATGGTTCTTCTGGAACTTCAGGTTCTAGTGGAACTTCCGGTACATCAGGTTCTTCTGGATCTAATGGAAGCTCTGGTACTTCAGGTTCAAATGGTTCTTCTGGTACATCAGGTTCTAGTGGAACTTCCGGTACATCAGGTTCTAACGGATCAAGCGGTACATCCGGAACACGTGGTACTTCTGGTACTTCCGGTACAAGCGGAACTTCCGGTTCAAGCGGATCTACTGGAACATCAGGAACAAGTGGAATAAGTGGAGTAGACGGATCTAATGGCACATCAGGAACATCTGGTACATCAGGAACTTCTGGTACATCAGGTTCAAACGGCTCTTCTGGTACATCTGGCTCAAGCGGTACATCTGGTACATCTGGCTCAAGCGGTACTTCAGGCTCAAGCGGATCAAGCGGTACCTCAGGATCAAGTGGAACTTCAGGTTCAAGCGGATCAGCTGGTACTTCTGGTTCTAACGGCTCAAGTGGAACATCTGGTTCTAGCGGTTCAAGTGGTACTTCTGGTTCTAGCGGTTCAAGTGGTACTTCTGGAACTTCAGGTTCAAATGGTTCAAGCGGAACTTCAGGTTCATCTGGAACATCAGGTACTTCAGGTACTTCAGGTTCATCTGGAACATCAGGTACGTCAGGTTCAAGTGGTACTTCTGGAACTTCCGGTTCAAACGGCTCTTCCGGAACAAGCGGTAGCTCAGGAACATCTGGTACTGCTGGAACTTCTGGTACTTCTGGTTCTAACGGTTCAAGCGGAACTTCTGGTTCTAATGGCTCAAGTGGAACTTCTGGAACTTCAGGTTCTAATGGAAGCTCAGGTAGCTCAGGTACTTCTGGTTCTAACGGTACAAGCGGAACTTCAGGTTCAAGCGGATCAACTGGAACTTCTGGTTCAAGTGGTTCTTCTGGCTCAAACGGAAGCTCAGGAACTTCAGGTTCTAGTGGGTCAAATGGAAGCTCAGGAACTTCAGGAACATCTGGCTCAAGCGGCTCAAATGGTTCAAGTGGTACTTCTGGTTCATCTGGATCAAATGGTTCAAGTGGTACCTCAGGAACAAGCGGAACTTCAGGTTCAAATGGTAGCTCTGGAACTTCTGGTACATCTGGAAGCTCAGGTTCTAACGGTTCTTCAGGAACAAGCGGTTCTAGTGGATCAAACGGAAGCTCAGGTACAAGTGGTTCTTCTGGAACATCTGGTTCTAGTGGCTCAAACGGAAGCTCTGGAACTTCAGGCTCAAATGGTAGCTCTGGAACATCGGGCACTTCAGGCTCAAGCGGTACATCTGGAACAAGTGGAACTTCTGGTTCAAGCGGGTCAAACGGTAGCTCAGGAACATCCGGCTCTAGCGGATCAAACGGTTCTTCAGGCTCAAGCGGAACTTCTGGTACTTCAGGTTCAAGTGGATCAAACGGGTCTAATGGATCTTCTGGAACATCCGGCAGCTCAGGAACAGCCGGTTCAAGCGGTACATCTGGAACTTCAGGTTCAAATGGTACTTCAGGTAGTTCAGGTTCAAGCGGTACTTCAGGTAGTTCAGGTTCAAGCGGTACTTCTGGTTCTGCTGGAACAAGTGGATATAGTGGAGCCGCAATTGATGATAGTTGGGATTTTGGAACACCATTAGCTAGTACTAAAATATCTAGTAATAACTCTGCATTTAATGCATCTACTAATACTTTAAGTATTGCGGAAGTATCATTAAGTAGTACAAATTATGCAATTCCATTTGCAGCAGTTGGTATTGGAACACTTATTCAATTACAGGATCTTTCTCATACTAATCTTACATATTATCGAGTTATTTCAATACCTACCGATGCTGGAGCATATTGGAACTTCTCAGTAGTTTATGAATATGGTTCAATTTGGACTCCATCTGCCGGTGATGATATTCTTTTAGAAATGTTTGTTGCCGGTATTTCTGGATCAAGCGGAACTTCTGGAACTTCAGGTTCAACTGGTACTTCTGGTACATCTGGTTCAAGTGGATCAAATGGTAGCTCAGGTACTTCAGGTTCTTCTGGTTCAAACGGCTCTTCAGGAACCTCAGGTTCAAATGGTTCTTCTGGAACCTCAGGAACAAGCGGTACATCAGGTTCTAGCGGCTCAACTGGTACGTCAGGAACTTCTGGCTCTAATGGTTCTTCTGGAACTTCAGGAACAAGTGGATCAAATGGTAGCTCAGGTACTTCTGGAACTTCTGGTTCAAGTGGATCAACTGGAACATCAGGTACTTCTGGATCTAACGGCTCTTCTGGTACTTCCGGAACCTCTGGTTCAAGTGGATCAAATGGTAGCTCTGGTACGTCTGGCTCTAATGGCACTTCTGGTACATCAGGTTCAAGTGGATCAAACGGTAGCTCAGGTACTTCAGGTTCTAGTGGAACCTCTGGTACTTCTGGTAGCTCAGGAACATCAGGTTCTTCAGGATCAAATGGGTCAAGCGGAACCTCAGGTACTTCAGGTTCAAGCGGCTCAAACGGCTCAAGCGGAACTTCAGGTACTTCAGGAACAAGTGGATCAAGCGGTAGTTCAGGTTCAAATGGATCAAGTGGAACTTCTGGCTCAAATGGTAGCTCGGGAACTTCTGGTACATCGGGCAGCTCTGGTTCAAATGGATCAAGTGGAACTTCAGGGTCAAACGGTTCTTCTGGAACAAGCGGAACGGCTGGAACATCAGGTTCAACTGGTACATCTGGAACTGCCGGTTCATCTGGTACTTCTGGAGTTGCTAATATCACAAATAATTCAGATAACAGGGTATTAACTGCAACTGGTACATCAGGCCAAGCAAATGCAGAAGCAAACTTAACATTTGATGGAACAAGTTTAGGTATAAGTTCATATAATGGAGGTTCAGTAAGTGCAAGTGGAGTACTAATTACAATCTTAGTATCGGCTGGAAATTCAGCAGTATTTGACTACTTTGTTTCTAATGGAACTAGCAAAAGAGCTGGTACAGTAATGGCCGCATGGGATAATGCAACAACTGTAGATACTGACTATTCAACTCCAGATATTGGAAGCTCAACTGCAGGTATATCATTTGCTACATCAACTGACGGAACAAACGTTTACTTGAATGCAGTAGTAACTTCAGGAACTTGGACAGTTAAAGTAGGAAGTAGAATAATGTTTTAATAATTAAAAACTAAAATATGCAGACTAAATATTTGACTAGTTGAGAATGAATATATATCTATAGAGTCAATAACATACTTTTCTTTTGGAGAGGTGAAAAAAGAAAAAATAAATGGCAAAAGAATTTATAACCAGAAAAGGGCTAATTTCATTGGGTGGAATAACCCTACCCTTAACTCAGATAAGTACTACTTATTCAATAGGAGTTGATGATTATTTTATAGAGTGTACAACTGGAACATTTACAGTCACTCTTCCAAGTGCAGTAGGCATAAAAGGTAAAGCTTATATTGTAAAAAACTCAGGTTCTGGTACAATAACCGTTGCAACTACTTCATCTCAAACAATTGACGGATCTCTTACTAAATCTATAATTCAATATGGAAGTTTATCATTAGAAAGTAACGGTACAAACTGGATACTTGGTGGTACTTCAGGAACTAGTGGATCTGCTGGAACTTCCGGTACTTCTGGTTCTAACGGCTCATCTGGAACTTCTGGTACTTCAGGTTCTAATGGTAGCTCAGGTACATCAGGTACAAGTGGTTCATCTGGAACAGCTGGAACTTCAGGTTCAACTGGTACTTCAGGTTCAAGCGGATCAAACGGAAGCTCTGGTACTTCTGGAACGTCGGGTTCAACTGGAACAAGCGGAACATCTGGAACAAGCGGCTCTTCTGGATCAAACGGAAGCTCAGGTACCGCTGGTTCTTCTGGATCAAACGGAAGCTCAGGTACCTCTGGTTCTTCTGGATCTAATGGATCAAGCGGAACATCTGGTACTTCTGGAACAAGCGGAACTTCAGGTTCTTCCGGCACAGCCGGAACAGGAGGTTCTTCTGGAACCTCTGGTTCAAATGGATCTAATGGCTCAAGCGGAACCTCAGGAAGCTCTGGATCAACTGGAACTTCTGGTACATCAGGTTCAAATGGATCAAACGGTAGTTCGGGTACTTCTGGAACAGCCGGCTCAAACGGAAGCTCTGGAACATCAGGTTCTAGCGGCTCAACTGGTACATCAGGAACTTCAGGTACTTCGGGTTCAAATGGTTCTTCTGGAACCTCAGGTACTTCGGGTACTTCAGGTTCTAACGGCTCATCTGGAACTTCTGGTACTTCAGGTTCTAACGGCTCATCTGGAACTTCTGGTACTTCAGGTTCTAATGGTTCAAATGGTAGCTCAGGTACTTCCGGTTCTAATGGCTCAAACGGTTCAACTGGTACTTCTGGAACTTCCGGTTCAAACGGCTCTTCCGGAACAAGCGGTAGCTCAGGAACATCTGGTACTTCTGGATCTAATGGTTCAAATGGTAGCTCAGGTACTTCCGGTTCTAGCGGATCAAACGGAACTTCAGGATCAAACGGAACTTCAGGTTCAAGCGGAACTTCTGGAACATCAGGTTCAAACGGATCAAGCGGAACTTCAGGTTCAAACGGTTCTTCTGGAACTTCTGGTTCAAGCGGATTAACTGGTTCTTCTGGAACTTCAGGTTCAAATGGAAGCTCAGGAACATCAGGTTCTAATGGAAGTTCAGGTACTTCAGGTTCAAGTGGTTCTTCTGGAACAAGTGGAACATCAGGTTCAAACGGTAGCTCTGGTACTTCTGGATCAAGCGGATCTAATGGTTCTTCTGGAACAAGTGGAACATCAGGTTCTAATGGTTCTTCTGGAACTTCTGGTTCTAATGGATCAAATGGGTCTTCGGGAACTAGCGGATCAAACGGCTCAAGTGGTAGCTCAGGAACTTCAGGTTCTAATGGAAGCTCAGGTACTTCAGGTTCAACCGGTTCAAGCGGAACTTCTGGAACTTCAGGTTCAAGTGGATCAAACGGAAGCTCTGGTACTTCTGGAACAAGTGGAACCTCTGGTAGCTCAGGCTCAAACGGTAGCTCTGGTACTTCTGGAACAAGTGGAACCTCTGGTACTTCTGGATCAAACGGTAGCTCTGGTACTTCAGGTACTGCCGGTTCTAGTGGATCAAACGGTTCTTCTGGAACTTCTGGAAGCTCTGGCTCTAATGGTTCTTCTGGAACAAGCGGAACCTCTGGTACTTCAGGTTCAAATGGTTCTTCTGGAACAGCGGGTACTTCAGGTTCAAATGGTTCTTCTGGAACAGCTGGTACTTCAGGTTCTAGTGGATCAAATGGTAGCTCTGGTACTTCTGGAACAAGTGGAACCTCAGGTTCTTCAGGTTCAAACGGATCAAACGGTAGCTCTGGTACTTCTGGAACATCTGGTACATCAGGGTCTTCTGGAACAAGTGGAACATCAGGTTCTAATGGATCAAACGGTAGCTCAGGAACATCCGGTACTTCAGGCTCAAATGGTTCATCAGGAACTAGTGGAACATCTGGTTCAAGTGGTTCTAATGGCTCAAGTGGTACATCCGGTTCAAATGGATCAAGTGGAACTTCTGGAACTTCAGGTTCAAGTGGATCAAATGGTTCTAATGGAACCTCAGGAACTTCAGGTTCTAATGGATCAAGCGGAACTTCTGGAACTTCAGGTTCAAGTGGATCAAATGGTTCTTCTGGAACTGCTGGAACTTCTGGTTCTAATGGCTCATCTGGAACTTCTGGAACATCTGGTTCTAATGGCTCAAACGGTTCTTCTGGAACAAGCGGATCAAACGGTAGCTCAGGAACATCAGGCACTTCTGGTTCTTCAGGCTCAAATGGAAGCTCTGGAACTTCCGGTTCTAGTGGATCAAACGGTACCTCAGGTACTTCAGGCTCAAATGGTTCATCAGGAACTAGTGGAACTTCTGGTTCTAATGGCTCAAGTGGTACATCCGGAACATCAGGTTCAAATGGTAGTTCAGGATCAAATGGTTCTTCTGGAACTTCTGGTACATCAGGTTCAAGTGGATCAAACGGTAGCTCAGGAACTTCAGGTTCTTCAGGATCAAATGGTTCTTCTGGAACAGCTGGTACTTCAGGTTCAAATGGATCAAGTGGTACTTCTGGAACTTCCGGTTCAAATGGTAGTTCAGGTACAGCAGGTACCTCTGGAAGTTCAGGTTCAAACGGCTCTTCTGGAACTTCCGGCTCAAGTGGCTCAAATGGTAGCTCAGGAACTTCAGGTTCTTCAGGATCAAATGGTTCAAGCGGTACGTCTGGCACATCTGGCTCAAGCGGATCAAATGGTAGCTCGGGAACAAGCGGAACGTCTGGTTCTAGCGGATCAAACGGTTCTTCAGGAACGGCTGGCACCTCAGGTTCAAATGGATCAAGTGGAACTTCAGGAACTTCTGGAAGCTCTGGATCAACTGGAACTTCTGGTACATCAGGTTCAAGTGGTTCAAATGGTAGCTCAGGAACAAGCGGAACATCAGGTTCTTCAGGTTCAAACGGCTCAAGCGGTACCTCAGGTACTTCAGGATCAAATGGTTCTTCTGGAACATCAGGTACTTCTGGTTCAAATGGATCTAGTGGTTCTTCAGGAACAAGCGGAACTTCAGGTTCAAGTGGTTCTTCGGGAACAAGCGGAACGTCTGGTTCTAATGGTTCTTCTGGAACCTCTGGTTCTAATGGATCAAATGGTAGCTCAGGTACTTCTGGAACAGCCGGTTCTAGTGGATCAAATGGTAGCTCAGGTACTTCTGGTTCTTCAGGATCAAATGGTTCAAGTGGTACTTCTGGAACATCAGGTTCTAACGGGTCTAATGGATCGTCTGGTACCTCAGGAATATCCGGCTCAAATGGAAGCTCAGGAACTTCGGGTTCTAATGGAAGCTCAGGAACATCTGGCTCAAACGGTTCTTCTGGTACATCTGGCTCAAATGGAAGCTCTGGAACTTCAGGTTCAAACGGTTCAAGTGGATCTAACGGATCAAGCGGTACATCAGGTACTAGTGGTTCAAGTGGATCAAACGGAAGCTCTGGTACTTCTGGTTCTTCTGGATCAAATGGTTCTTCTGGGTCTGCTGGAACATCAGGCACCTCTGGAAGCTCAGGTTCTTCAGGAACAAGTGGAACCGCCGGTACTTCAGGCTCAAATGGTTCTTCTGGAACAGCTGGAACATCAGGTTCAAATGGGTCAAGTGGTACATCCGGAAGCTCAGGTAATACTGGTTCTTCTGGAACTTCAGGTTCAAACGGTTCTAGTGGAACTTCTGGAACTTCAGGGTCAAGCGGCTCAAATGGTTCTTCTGGCTCAAATGGAAGCTCAGGAACTTCAGGTTCTAGTGGGTCAAACGGTAGCTCCGGTACGGCTGGAACCTCAGGAAGCTCTGGCTCAAACGGTTCTTCAGGAACAAGCGGTACGTCAGGTTCTAGCGGATTAACTGGTTCTTCTGGAACTTCTGGTTCTAATGGTTCTTCTGGAACTTCAGGTTCAAGTGGCTCAAATGGTAGCTCGGGAACTTCTGGTACGCCAGGTTCTTCTGGCTCAAATGGTAGCTCGGGAACTTCTGGTACATCTGGTATTAATGGAAATGATGGAGCTAATTCAGGTAGATGGACATATGCCGGTACTGGAGCTCCAGGAACAACCTCCGCTGGTCAATTTCTTACTGATTCCACTAGTGGTGCTGTTATGTCTGCTGTAACTATAAGCTTAAACTATGTTGCATACAATAGTTTTGGATATGGAACATGGCTAACTCAATTACAAACTGCTGTAAATTCAGGAGCAACTGTTTATTTACAAGCATATGAGATTGGAAATACTTCAAAATTAGGACTTTGGACAGTATCTGCTGTTTCAACCTCTGGCGCAGGAGCCACATTAACCTATAATCTTTCACTTACTTCAATTGCAAGCTCAGGACAATTTGCGAATGGGCTTCAATATACATTTTCTTGGCATGCTAATGGGTTAGCTGGTACATCTGGTACTTCAGGTACACGAGGTACTTCTGGTACTTCTGGAACAAGCGGAGTTGGCGGAAGCTCTGGAACTTCCGGAACAAGCGGAACTTCTGGTTCGAATGGTAGCTCAGGAACTTCTGGAACTTCTGGTTCAAGTGGATCTGCTGGTACTTCTGGTACGTCGGGCGCTACTGGAAGCTCAGGAACAAGCGGAACATCAGGTTCTAATGGCTCAAATGGTTCTTCTGGAACTTCAGGCACAAGCGGATCGAATGGTAGTTCTGGAACTTCAGGTTCTTCAGGCTCAAACGGAAGCTCTGGTTCTAATGGCTCATCTGGAACAAGTGGTACTTCAGGTTCTAGTGGATCAAACGGTTCTTCTGGAACTTCAGGTAGTTCAGGTTCTAACGGTTCTAGTGGAACTTCCGGTACTTCTGGAAGTTCAGGTAATACTGGTTCTTCAGGAACTTCTGGTACTTCTGGTTCAAGCGGTTCTAATGGAAGCTCAGGAACAAGCGGAACTTCAGGTTCAAATGGATCAAGCGGTTCTTCTGGAACCTCCGGCTCTTCTGGATCAAATGGTTCTTCTGGAACATCTGGTACTTCAGGTTCAAACGGTTCAAGTGGAACTTCTGGTACATCAGGTTCAAGCGGTTCTAACGGCTCATCAGGAACAAGCGGAACTTCAGGTTCTTCCGGTTCTAATGGTAGCTCAGGTACTTCTGGAACTTCAGGTTCAAGCGGATCTAATGGTTCTTCAGGAACATCAGGTTCAAGTGGATCAAATGGTTCAAGCGGAACTTCTGGATCAAATGGAAGCTCAGGAACTAGTGGAACGTCAGGTTCTAGTGGATCAAATGGTTCATCTGGTACAAGTGGTTCTTCAGGTTCAAACGGTAGCTCTGGAACATCAGGAACTTCTGGAAGCTCGGGTAATACTGGTTCTTCTGGAACTTCGGGTTCAAGTGGATCAAATGGTTCAAGCGGAACATCTGGAACTTCAGGAGCTAATGGATCAAGCGGAACTTCAGGTTCAAACGGTTCTTCTGGAACTTCCGGTTCAAGCGGATTAACCGGTTCTTCTGGAACTTCAGGCTCTTCAGGTTCAAACGGTTCAAGCGGAACTAGTGGTACTTCAGGCTCAAGCGGTTCTAACGGAAGCTCAGGAACATCAGGTTCTAACGGCTCATCAGGCACAAGCGGAACCTCAGGTTCTAGTGGATCGAATGGTAGCTCAGGTACGGCTGGTACATCAGGTTCAAACGGTTCAAGCGGAACTAGTGGGTCTTCCGGTTCAAATGGGTCTTCTGGTACTTCTGGATCAAGTGGTTCAAACGGATCTTCTGGAACAAGCGGCACTTCAGGTTCTTCAGGGTCTAATGGTTCTTCTGGAACAAGCGGCACTTCCGGATCAAACGGTTCTAGTGGAACCTCTGGAACACGAGGTACCTCTGGAACAAGTGGTACATCTGGTACAAGTGGTAGCTCAGGAACTTCTGGTTCAACTGGAGCAAGTGGAGCAGCAATCAGTGACGGTTGGGATTGGGGTACACCATTAGCAAGTACTAAAATTTATAGTAATAACGGTAATTTAGATGCGGCAACCACTATATTAAACATAGCAGAAGTTTCATTAACTTCAACAAACTATAGTGGAGTTTATCCATCAATTGGAGTTGGCACGCTAATTAAAACAAATGGTGGAATTGGTGGTCAAATTGTATATTATAGAACAACTGGGGTAGGAGTAGATAATGGAATCTATTGGGAATTTCCAGTAACTTATGTTTCAGGTACACCTTGGACACCATCATCTGGTACTGATATTATTGTTGATATATCGACAGCTGGTGTTGCAGGATCATCTGGGACTTCGGGTACAAGAGGTACATCAGGAACTTCAGGTACATCTGGAAGCTCAGGTTCTAATGGTTCAAGTGGAACCTCTGGAACTTCAGGTTCTAGTGGATCAAACGGTAGCTCAGGAACTTCAGGTACATCTGGAAGCTCAGGTTCTAATGGTTCAAGTGGAACCTCTGGAACTTCAGGTTCTAGTGGATCAAACGGTAGCTCAGGAACTTCTGGAAGCTCAGGTAATACCGGTTCATCAGGAACTTCAGGTTCAAGTGGAGCTAACGGCTCATCAGGAACTTCTGGTACAAGAGGTACATCAGGTACAAGCGGTACAAGCTTTACGTGGAAAGGACTATACACAGCTACTACATATTCAGTAAATGACGTTGTTTATTATTTCGGAAGCTCCTATATCTGTATAGCAAATGCAGCTCCTGGTGATATACCTACAAATGCTGCATATTGGTCGCTAGTCGCATTAGCTGGAACAAACGGTACATCAGGAACCTCAGGAGCAAACGGAGCAAACGGTTCAAGTGGTACTAGCGGTACGTCAGGAGCAAATGGAGCTAACGGTTCTTCAGGTACATCAGGAACTTCTGGAGCAAATGGTTCAAGTGGTACTTCTGGAACAAGTGGAGCTAACGGTTCTTCTGGAACTAGCGGTACCTCTGGTTCAACTGGAACTTCAGGTACAAGTGGAGTTTCTGGTGCATCTGGCACAAGCGGTACATCTGGAACAAGTGGTACATCTGGCACAAGTGGAACCTCAGGAACAAGCGGTGCAACTGGAGCTAATGGATCAAGTGGAACCTCAGGAACAAGCGGTGCAACTGGAGCTAATGGATCAAGTGGAACCTCAGGAACAAGCGGTGCAACTGGTTCAAGTGGAACAAGCGGAGCTAACGGTTCTTCCGGTACATCAGGCGGTACTACTGGAACTATTACCTCAGGTACTACTGGAAGATTAGCTTACTATTCTGGATCAACTACCTTAGCTGCAACAAATACGCACTATGATGCCACAAACGGCAGACTATCACTTGGTAATGGAGCCTCACCGACTTATAAATTTGAAGTAGCCGGTGATATTTATGCAACTGCTAATATTATTGCATATTCAGATCGATCAGTTAAAGATAATGTGAAGACCATCACTGGTGCTCTAGATAAGGTAACATCAATGAGAGGCGTTACATTCACCAGAAATGATCAAGAAGATACTACACGGGTTCATGCGGGTGTTATTGCACAGGAAATGGAAACAGTATTCCCAGAAGTTGTATTTGAAAATGCGAATGGTACCAAGGCAGTTGCCTATCCAGCACTAGTATCAGTCTTAATTGAGGCAATCAAGCAACAGCAACGCCAAATCGATGACTTAAAGGATCAAATTAAAAAATTATTATAATCAATGCCAAGCACAATAGTAGGAGCATCGAGTGGACAAATAAGTATCAGTGATCCGGCCTCCGACCTAAGATCAATTATGGCAATGTTCACTCAAGTAAGTGGAGTTAATCCCAGTTCTGGGATTGAGGTTTACCCAAATCAAGTGGCTCTTCCTGATTTTAATTGGAGGATAAGTGGCGGTACATATACTGGATATTATTACATCAACCGAAATGATCCACAAGGCTTAAGTTATTGGACTCAAGCAAATTACACAGGCCCAATTGGATTTAATCAATTTTATAATTATTCACACTGGACTGATGAGCACTATTATGACGGAGAAGTCACAATTAATTCGCCTTTTAACTTATCGGTGTCATTATTTTTAGACGATGGAATCCAAGGTCCGTCGCTATATCAGAGTACTGTATTCGGTAATGGCCCTGGCCAAACCCTAACCGGCGGAGTCGCTATGTATAATTATCAGCATACCAGTCCAAACGCAAACTTCATACATACAATTACACTAATGAATCTTGGACCTGGTCCAGTCTTTGCAAATCGGGTAGATATAACAGACCTTGATACTGGTTACACGATTGCATCATTAGGAGGAGGAGTAATGCTAATGCCAGGTACACCAACTGATTTTACGTGTGGATTGCCATTTTTTCAAAGATATTATATTACACTCGATATTGCTTAAAACAAAAATAAATAAAATCATGACTACAAATATTCAAAACTATTCAGTACTTGGTAAAACTGCAACCAGTATTAAATTTATACCCTTAACCTATGAATTGGGTTCAACCTCAGTTTCTGTGATTTATCAATTAATGGATAGCGGTAATGCCGTCATTTGCAATGGCTCAGTTAGATTAACTGATATATCTGATTGGGGTACAAATGACTCAGTCATTGTGACTAAAGTCTTAACTGCACTTGGCTTAACTGCTGCATAATTTTTTTAAGATTACATAACCTTATTGCTAAACTTTAGTATAAAATAAAAAGTTTAGCAAACGGCATGTCGATTAAAATTAAAGCGCACACCTCAATTATTGGGGAAACTGGATACAACTGTCATTCTAGAAATTTCTTTAAAGCCCTAAATTCTCTAGAAGACTTAAGAGTTGATGCCAGAAATTGGACAGTAGGTTCAACCTGGCAAGGTTATAATAATGATGAACCTCATAATGATGAGTACTATATTGATACTGAATTAAAAACAATCCTAACTCAGCAAACTCTACAGACCCCAAACGGTTCACAGGAGTTTCCGCTATACCGAAATTATCAAAATCCTGGAGAAACTGATATCCATATCGTCCTAAACGATGTTAATCATAAATATTTTGGTGATAAGTATGATGGCCCAAAAATTGCCTATAATGTTTGGGAAACTACTAAATATCCGGAAGATTTTTTTAATAAACTAAAAACATTTGATCAGGTTTGGGTTCCAAGCAGCTGGCAAAAAGAGTGCACCGTTGCTCAAGGTATCAGAGCCGATAAAGTAAAGGTTGTGCCTGAGGGAGTTGATACCCAAATGTTTAAACCCATTTCGCAAGAGACCTCATTTCCGGAAGGTCGCCCATTCAAATTTGTGGTAGTTGGGCGTTGGGAATACCGCAAATCTACTAAAGAGATTATAAAAGCATTCATTGATACCTTTTCCGAAGATGAAAATGTTGAACTTATCTTAAATGTTGAAAATCCATTTGCAAATGATGGCTGTCTAAATACTCAAGAGCGTCTTGTCAAATTTAGCTTAGTACATAAAGGTATTAAGATACTTAATCATTTAAGCAAAGCAGAATACGTCAACCTATTACAAACTGCTGATGTATTTGTTTCTTGTGCTCGTAGTGAAGGTTGGAATCTTCCATTAATTGAGGCAATGGCATGCGGCACCCCATCAATCTATTCTGATTGGGGAGCTCAACTTGAATTTGCCGCAGGTAAAGGTTTACCGGTAGCAACTCATGGAGAAGTTCCAGCAGGTGTTGCAAATGACGAATCCTGGAATCCAAATGCTCCAGGTAATTTTGTTGAGCCAAACTTCGAAGACCTTAAACTTAGGCTTAGAGAAGTTTATGATAATTATGAAATTTATAAAAAATCCGCGCTAATGGAATCAAAACAAATCAGAACCCAATTCACTTGGGAAAATGCAGCAAAAATCGCACAAGATCACATCCAGGACCTCATTCAACCTGAGATAAATGAATACTCAACTGACTTTGCATGGGTGACCTGCGGTAACCTGGCCTATATGCCGATCATTCAGAAATTAGCTGAATCTCTATTGGAATTCTCAAATCGTAAACTTATTGTTTATGGAATTGATTGTGATGTTCCATTTGACTATTTGCCAAATGTAATTGCCCGAAAATTAACAATTCCTTACTATTCAAACTATGATAAATGGTATTGGAAGCAATATGCGTGTCTTGCAGCATTTAACGAAAGTTTTGAAAATTTTGTCTGGCTAGACGGTGATATTATTGCAAACCATACAATTGATAAATTAGCAGATCATTTTGCAAATATTGAGAATTATCCATTAGCGGATATTCATGTACAAGAAGATTTTATTGGATATTATACAAAACCGGACGGATCAAGAGGCCAGCAGCTATTTAATGAAAATTTATGCAAAGCCAAAGGTGTTAATCGTCTTGCGACTAAAGCCCATATTTGCATGTACTTATACAATCGAAATTGCGAATGGTGGTTTAATGAAATCTTAAATGTATATAAAGAAACTGATCTTGCTGACTATCCAAGTTTACTGCAATGGAATGATGAAGGTATTGATAATTATCTAAGGTGCAAATACAGCTATAATAAGTTCTTACCAATTTCAAATTTTGATGTTTCTGAATGGGACGGTGATTTACTTGGAACAACTGGCAAAGCAATGGAACACTTTATTTCTTTTTGGAGAGATCAAGGCCCTAAGAATTTTGGAAAAGTATACGGTTGGCAGTTTATCCCAAAGAATAAAGATCAAATTCTGTACTTTCATGGCAATAAAAATCTAGGCTTTGCTCAAATTATGATTGACCATATTAAAGCTCAAAGAGACCAAAATTTCCATGATACTGAATATTTCTTTGTTGCTAAGGACGAAATTAAAAATTTAGGTTCAATCAAAAAAGTAGAAGGTGGTACAATGGATATTGCCTATAAATACGGATGGGATTATGCAATTTATCATGAAATTTATAACCTAACTGATTACGAACATCCACACCGCTCAGAAAATCCAGTTGTTAAAATTCAACCTGGCGATGTTGTTGTTGATCTTGGTGGAAATATTGGAATTTTTACTCGTTATGCATATCATATGGGAGCAAGTAAAATTGTAACCTTTGAACCTGACCGTAGATATTTTGAGATCCTAAAACAAAATGCTCCAGCAAATGCAGTCCTATTTAATGCAGCAATTGGAGATCAATTAGGAACCCTAACCTTAACTGAAAGTTCTCACTTAGGCGGCTCTAACCTATGGCATCAAAAAGATCCAACTCTTACTCAATACGATGTTAATCTATACACATTAGACTACATTTTAGATAACGGGCTAATTGACCGAATTGACTTCTTAAAGGTTGATATTGAAGGTTCTGAAATTATTGCACTAAAGGGTATCAGTGATGCTAACTTATCTAAGATCCGAAATGTTGCAGTTGAATATCATCATGAGCACCTTAATTTTAATGATGAGCTACGCAATGAATTCATTGGCAGATTTAACCGATTAGGTTTTAATTCCTACCTATTATTTTGCGGCCCAAACAATGCACTACAATTAATTTATTTTTGGAAATAACTAAACGGTATGATAACGAACTTTAAGCGAGACCCTGAAATACTTAACTCAATTAGTCCAAAAAACTATTTAGAGAGTTACTTTATAAACAATGAAAAACGAAAAATTCATAAATGGTTTCACTATTTAGAAATCTATGAGGCTCACTTTAGTAAATTTAGAGATACTTCAGTAAATATCCTTGAGATTGGAATTGATAATGGCGGCTCTTTACAAATGTGGAAAGACTATTTTGGTAAAAACTGCAAGATTTATGGAATTGATATTCTTGAAAAATGTAAAGAGTATGAAGATGATCAAATTAACATAATTATTGGATCTCAAGAAGACCGTAATTTTTGGAAAACCATAAAGGATACTTGTCCAAAATTTGATATTATAATAGATGATGGAGGTCATACTATGAATCAACAAGTAATTACTTACGAAGAAATGTTTCCATTTTTAAATGACAATGGTGTCTATTTATGCGAAGATGTGCATACCTCATATTGGCCTGGAGAATATGGTGGAAGTTATAAAGGAAATACCTTCATTGAATATTCTAAAAATTTCATAGACTATTTACATGCATCATATTCATCAGCTATACCTAAAACCTATTCGGGAGATAATATCCACGGGATTCATTACTACGATAGTATGATAGTAATTGAAAAACGAAAAAAGCCACAAATATTTCATACGGTTACTGGAAAAATATAAATTAACTATGCAAAGATACGATATAATAAATGAATTAATTCTAAAAAATGGGTTTACCAAATATTTAGAAATTGGAGTTAGAGAACCTAATGACTGCTTTAACTTAATTAATATTAATACAAAACATTCAGTTGATCCATGTTTTGAAGTTGATGCTCAAATCGACTATAAACAGACATCTGACCAATTCTTTAGGTCATTAAGAGATTCTGAATTAAATTTAGACCCTAATTATAAATGGGATATTATTTTTATTGATGGCCTGCATGAATCTGACCAAGTTGAACGAGATATTGAAAATTCGCTAGCTCATCTTAGTCCAAATGGCTATATTGTTTTACACGACTGTAATCCACCAACAATTCATCATGCTCGGGAAGATTTTTACGATCACTCTACTCCAGCTGAAGGTAATTGGAATGGAACCGTTTGGAAAGCAATATATAAGTATCGAGCAACCAGACCAGATCTTGAAATTTTTACAATTGATACAGATTGGGGCGTTGGTATTATTAAACACGGTTTTCAAGAATGTTGCGATTTTGACAATCCATACTATGAGTACAATAAATTTAACAATGAACGTGGCCTCTACTTAAACTTAATTAGTGTATACGAGTTTTTAAAAAATAAATTATAATAAATGGCACATAAAGAACAGCAAGATTTTTGTAAAAAGATCAAATTAAATTTTCCAAAATACTTCCAAAATAAAAAAGTATTAGATATTGGATCGCTTGACATTAATGGAAATAACCGTTTTCTATTTGATAATTGTAACTATATTGGATTAGATGTTGGCGATGGTGCTAATGTTGATGTAATAGCCCCAGGCAATCTATATGATGCGCCATCTGACTATTTTGATGTAATTATTTCAACTGAAGTATTTGAACATGATCTATATTATGAAACTACTATTCAAAATATAATTCGTATGTTAAAGCCAGGTGGAATGTTTATTTTTACTTGTGCATCAGGTCAACGTCCTGAACATGGAACTAGAAGACGTGGAGAAATGGATGCTCCTCTATTAATCCAACAATCAAGCGAATGGGCTGATTATTATAAAAATCTTGAAGCTGACGATTTTTTAAAAATTAATGGATTTGAAACCGCTTTTCCAGATGGAATATTTGAATACGGTTCATATGGTAGCTATAATCATGAATGGCAAAATCCAGACATGCAAAATATACATTCAGATATTTACTTCTTTGGGGTTAAAGGTGGAATTGCAAATGATATAAAATATTCAGCGGATAACAGACCTTCAATAATCAGACCGAATGAATATCCGGATGATATTTTTGTTGTTGACACTTGGCCAAATACTCCAGAAAAAGAATCAGACTTAATTGAATGTATTAAAAAGCTTAGAGAATTTTCAGGAATTCCGATTTTATTAGTTTCACATTATGCAATCAAACCTGAAATTCAGAAATTAGTTGACTATTACATATACGATAAAGAAAATCCATTGCTATTAAATTCTGAATTTGGAGAATATGCAGTTGGTAGCGGAAGATGGTGCACATTTGGAAAAACTAGAGTAGATAATCAAATGGAATATCATCATGATTATGCAATTTGGAGATCAATGACTCATGCATTTAATTTCTGTAAGTATCTAGGAAAGAAGATGATTCACTTTATGGAATACGATAATCTGCTTGATACTTTTCAATATCGCCAAGCTTTTTTGGAAAGAGCTCACCAGCATGATGCAGTAATTTATGAATACCACTCAGGTTCAGCAAAGGATACTCACCTAGCTAAATTTATGGCAACCTTTATTTTCTCAATTAAAACTGAGGTTGCTCTAAATATTATAAATGAAGTAAAGACAAAAAAGGAATATTTCATGGGTCGCCCAAACGGTTGGCAGTTAGAAAGAGTATTCCTGCACTATTTAGAAAAACACGCAAAGGACATTTGGTTAACTAATTATATTGCAAATTCAAATGAATTAAATACTCAAGCCGTTTGGAATAGAGACGGTATCCTAAGAGATGACGCTAAATTTCAAATTTATACAGCAGCAGACGATTTTAATAATTTATATGTGCAACTTGTTTCAGGATTTCATGATGAACCTGCAACCAAAGATTACCTACTTGAAATTAAATACAATGGAACTGTACAATTTACGACTCTTAAAAAGGGAGACTTTCTACTTATTAAATTAGGCGAATATCGTAAAGGCTATACAGTAACTGTTAATTATTTAGGTAAATGTGCGTTCACTCAATTCTTAAGCGAGGATTTCCAAACTTTTGCAAAAATGAATCATGTAACAATTGATGGAGTTCAGCCACTGCCTACGGTAAATCATAATTTAGTAGACGGTCCATTTGTTGAATTGAAAACTACAAGCCCAATGAAATATCAGGTAGAGTTTATTGATAATGAAACTGACAAATTAGTTTATTCAACAAAATTAAGCGGCGGAACTTGGGCAAAAAGCTCAATCAAATATTTTAAAGATTGGAAAATTAAAGTTAAGGACCAAAGTGGAAATCCTGTAATAATATTTAATACTGACCTAAAAGGTAAACGTGTCTATATTCCATTAGAGTCAAAAGCACTAGGTGATACCTTAGCATGGTTTCCATATGTTGAAGAATTTAGAAAGAAGCACGATTGTATTATGATCTGTTCAACTTTTTGGAATCAACTATTTAAAGATACTTATCCGAATATTGAATTCATTGAACCTGGCCAAATGGTAACTAATTTACATGCAATGTACCGACTTGGTTGGTTCCATAATGGAGATAATATTGACCGTGAAAAAAATCCTAGAGATTTTAAATTAGGTCCATTGCAAAGAACTGCAACCGATATTTTAGGATTAGACTATAAAGAGATTAAACCTCTAATAAATCACCCAACTGGTCCAGTAGTTAAGAAAAAAGTAGGCCTCGGAATTCATAGTACTGCTCAAGCCAAATACTGGAATAATCCAACCGGCTGGCAAGAAGTTACAGATTGGTTAATTGCAAATTGTTATGAACCTGTAATTTTATCTAGAGAAGAAGATGGTTATATGGGAAATCGTAATCCGGTTGGAGCCTCTAAATTTGAAGCAGGTACAATTGACCGAGTAATTACTGAATTAACTGAATGCGCTGCTTTTATTGGAATCAGCAGTGGATTGACTTGGTTAGCTTGGGCAACAAATACTCCAAGTATTCAAATTTCCGGTTTTACTGAACCCTATAATGAACCAGATGGCGGTATTATTAAATTAGCTGCACCTACTGGAGCTTGTTCAGGTTGCGCAAACCGATTAAGGCTTAATGCTGGTGATTGGAATTGGTGCCCAGATCAAAAAGGTACACCTCGTCAATTTGAATGTTCAAAATTAATCACTGCTGATCAGGTAATTGAAAAGTTAAAGACAATTCTAATATAGATAATTCTATATGATATTAAACGCTAGACAAAATTCATTTTTAATAAACCTACCAATGGACTTCTTTAATGGTGTTGTGCAACAAAAGTACAACAAATATTATAGAAGTCTATTATTGCCATATAAGTCATTATCTGATTTTATGGCATCAACTATACAAACTGTGAATTTTCCAGGATTTTCTTCAACTTTGCCAACTCAGACCCGAACACTTGGCAAGATTCAAGAATTGCAGAGTGCAAAACCAATAGCTGATCAATTTACGAGAGAACTTAAATTAACCTTTAAGTTAACTGATGCATATCTAAACTATTTTATATTTTTAGATAATGCCTTAAATTATTTAGAACCGGCAAATGTTAATCCAGACAATCTTGGCAATAATTCATTAGGCCAAGCATTATCCGTAAATCCAATTGCAAATGCAAATCATCCGTTTTTTCATCCAATCAGATTAACTCTCTTAAATAATGAAGGCTATGCAGTTTCATCTATTGTTTTTAATAGACCAATGCTAAAGTCATTAAGTGAAATGAATCTATCATATTCATCAATAACTCCGCAGTTTACAACATTCACTGCCACTTTCCAATATTATAATTTTGACTTGGAATTAGACTTTGATTAATTATGCAAGGTTATGCATTTTGATCAACAAATCCAAAACAAACATTACAATAGTATTCTGACGCAGTATAGACAAAACTTACAATGCTTACAGTACCGTCTATTCGAATAATTGTATATCCCTCTTCTCCAATAAATTGAGTGTATTGAGTTCCATTAACTGCATTTTGAAAGGTTATACCCTGTGAAAAAATTGGAGTAAATGGCGCTGATACTTGAACCGGTACCTGTACACCAGGTTGACCTACACTTGCAAATGCAACCAATGGGTTTAGAACAGGTTGACTAAACACTGCAGTAAAAGTTCCAGCAAATTGATTTAAAATTTGATTACCACTAAGCGGTACACCATATTGTTCAGGAAAAGTTGTTGCTGCAAACATACCATTCGTTATTCCCATACCACCACCGCTTTGACTAACTGCAATTGTAATATTATTTTGGCCTATGCCTGTCGCAGAGGTTGATGTAACCGAATTAATTGTCATCCATTGAAATCCTGAACTACCGAAACTTGACCAATTATTCCAATAACCATTATCAGTTAACCACGTACTTGCAGCATTACCGCTTATAAAAACTTGGCCGCTTACGCTATTTGCAACTTCAATAAAACTGGCTTCAGTTAGTGAGGTTGATCTCTTAAATCCAACTGCAGCAGTTTCATCACCTAATAGTTTACAATTTCTAGGCGTTCCATATGCTGCACTATTTTGTACTGTCATTGTGCCTTCGTAGCCTGGACATAATACTGGATAAAACGGACTGTTAATAATTTCAATACCATTAGCATTAGTTTCTGGATCAGAGCTAATGTCATTATTCCAATAACCACCATTAACTCTCACCCACATCCCATTTACGTTATTATTAATAACAATATCAATTATATCTCCAGTTGTCCAAGCGGATAATGATACTCCATTAACGATGTTTCCATTGTACCAAATGGTTCCATCACTACGATAACCTATACTTTGATCATCATTACCTGGGAATGCACCGTAAGGGGTTGGGGTAACACCATTATAATTCATATTTGCAGTACCAATACCAATATAGTGACTATCTGGGAGAGTTGCAGGCGCTAATAAACTAACTAGAACGCTAAACATTACTTGGTCATTAGCCCCAATTAATTTAGTTCCTAATGTTGATTGTACGTATCCAAATAGTTGTTGGACGGTTTGATTACTGTTACTTAAACCTGCGCTATTACCTAAACGAGTTGGGTCTAAATAGAGATAGTCAGCTACTGGTGTTGGATGTAAATCATTAGGCTGCGAATAGGCAATAACGTAACCCAAGTCCTGATCTGGACCTTGCCACCATTGAACTCCACCTGGTGAAGTTGTATAATCTTGGTCGTCTACGCTAATTGCTAGATCTCCAACTTGATCTGTTCCAGCAATTGGAGAACCTGTATTGTATGCAAATGATTTTGAGGTTGACATTTGTTTATTTTATTATTTTATTAAGTATTTGGACTGTTTTGATCAACCCATTCAGTTTTAGTTAATTTATCACCACTTGGACCTTTACGATTAACTTCAAATCTTTCAATAACATTTGAACTTTTACGTTTAGAGGTATGCTCAAAACTCGGTAAGTATGTTTCAACGTCAACTGATAGAGTAACGTTTAGTTTATTATTATCAAGCATTGTAAACTTATAAGTCTTATCGGTTGTTGGATTATCTGGAAAATGAAATTGCGCAGGAATTCTTACTCCGTGATATTGAAAATACATTACACGGTTTGCATAAAAAATATGTAACATATTTTCAGCAATCTTAAATGCTTTATTTAAGTTATCGCAAATAATTTTAACATCAAATTTAATTGACATTGGAAAAGAAAATAGCTGAGCTGAATATCCAGTTAGGATATTTTGATCGTTTTCTCCTCGTTCAGGTTCAGTAAAACTACCCCTAACAAACCTATTTGTAATATCAGACGGTTTAACTTGGAAGCTTGAAAGAGTTACAATTCCTCTTGGAATAATATCATAGGTTCCTTCTGCTGCTGGAATGCGACAATTATCAGGCAGTCCAATATAAAAATCCTTTAAGAAGCCTTCATCTGTTCCATAATTATAAAGAAACGGAACCTTAAAAGTTTCATTATGATCATTTCGTGCAATAGTAATCTCCATTTCTCCGTTTAACAAATCGAGCAAGGCAATTGTTAAATTTCTTAGAAAAATATCGTCGGTGTTTAATGTTTTCATCTGGTTTATTTATTTATGCCCAGACTCAACTCTTAGAAAATAAAAAAGGTACCCAATGCTGGATACCTTTTGTGGTGTGGAGATAGGCGGAATCGAACCGCCGTCCAAAAAACCTCTAATTAAACTTTCATTTACACGCTTAGTCCATTTTTCTAATTGGACGAAATATCTTATTCTTTAACGACTTAAAGCTAAAGTCGGTAACGGTTCGACTTGGCCGCTACGCCATGCTGGTTTTGCAACTTTGGTTAGTCAAGCAGTTGCCGCTTGGTTACTTATGCAGCTAAAAGCTCTTCAGTAACAGGAGTGTTAACGCCTTGGTTAACTAGGCTCCAGAAAGTAGTGTTGCCACTTATTGTTTGTAATACATTTTAACGAGTCTTAGCATCATCCTCGGCGTGCAAGCGTAACCGATAATTTCTGTCAAAACCGGTTATCCCCATATAATAGTTATTATACCTAATTATTTATACAGGTGGTCTCTTTCATAAACGTTTTACTCTGCTGATAAATAACCTAAAAGAAGCTACTCCTTAAATGGCAAACCTTACTAAACAAAATACCAGTCTAAGGCTCTTTACTAGTTTAAATATACGAGTTAGAGATATTCTTAGCGAAACTATACAGTTCTTACAAACAAAGTTTAAACAGAGTCGTTCTGTATTTACTGCAGCTTCTCCATTTGGCCAGCTATTAATTGTTGTAGAAAACTTAAGTCAACTTATTTTTTATTATATTGAAGACTCAATTACTGAACTAAATATAAATGAAGCAAGTCGAGTTTCGTCAATCTATTCGCTAGCTACTCTTGCTGGCCATAACCCAAGTAGAGCAATTGGTGCAACCGGTCAAATCCGAATTGTTAGAAAACCCAATATTACCCCACCTGCCACTAAAGTTGTGCTTAATAACCTATTTAGAGTTCGTTGTGAAAATAATGGACTTACCTATGCAATTGAACTTACTCAAGAAGAAGTAAGACTTGCGCTAAGTGGTACTGAAACTACTGCAATTTTTAGTGTTCGACAAGGTCAAATTGAATCCCAAACCTTTACCGCAAAGGGCATTGCATTTGAAAGTTATCAAATGGGAGCGCCGAATAATTTTTATATTGATAATTTTATCGTTAACGTGTATGTTAACGGAGAGAAATGGACCAAATACGAATCACTATTAGATATTCCAAGAGGAGCAAAAGGATTTATTGCAAAAACTGGTATAACAAATGGATTGGACATCTATTTTGGTAATGGATCATTTGGTAAAATTCCAACAACCGGTTCAACTATTGTTGTTGAATACTTAAATACTGACGGCTCTTCAGGTAATGTTAAAGTTGAGAATAACTCGCAAGTATCATTTTCATTTGTTGATACTGGATTTTCTCCAATTGGAGAAGAGATTATAATGAGCGATTATTTTACAATTGTAACAATAAGTGCTCCAAATTTTGGAGTAGATCCAGAAGATCCTGCCTTAACTCGATTAATTGCACCACGTGCATCAAAAAGTTTTGCGCTAGTTAACTTAGATAATTATGAAGTCTTATTACAAAAAATGCAAATGTTTTCAACCATTAAAGTATTTTTAGACCAAGATGCAAATGGTAATATTTTGGATTCACGAATGATTAATCTTTTTTTGGTTCCGGATGTTACTCAAATGTTTAAAAATGGAACCGACTATTTTAATCTACCGGTTAGTAATTTTAAGTTAACTGATTTTCAAAAGAATGAGTTAATGAAATACGTTGAAAAATCTGGAACAAAAATGATTTCAACTGACCTAAAAATACTTGATCCAAAAATTACAAAATACGTAATTAATTTAAGTATTATTGCGTTTGATGATGTTTCTCAAGATATTGTTAAGTCAGATATTGCCGACGCTCTAGGTAAATACTTTATTAAATTGAAAAGACAAGATCGTGTTCCAAAGAGTGATTTAATTGCAGTAGTTGAAGCAATTAACGGAGTTGACTCAGTTAGTATTAATATGATTAGTGAGCTTGACGAACTTAATAAAACTGCAAATCCAGCAACTGATAAACTGATTGGACTAGATGATTTTAATGATATTATTATTGGACTAGACGAGTTTCCAGTAGTACGTGGAGGTTGGACTGATTCTCAAGGTAATAAGTATGCAGAAGGTTTATCTGAATCTGCACTAGGCGCACTAAATATTTCAATTAAAGCACAGGTAGCCCGTAAAAATATTGGAATTATATGATAAGAAACTCTCTGTACCAAAAGGTGTATAATAGAAAAGACCGACGTCTTCATCTGGGTTATATGTATAAAGATAACTTAATGAAACGAGTCCTTTCAAATCAAATGTTTGGAGCAAACCCGATATTAGATTCGTTTATTGCATATATTGAAGCTTACATTTACGAGCATATCGAAGCAGTTAAACAAATTAAAATATTCGCAAATCCTGCGCTAGATAAGAATGAAAATCGACTAAACTAATGTATGGCTGGACCAGTATTCTCAAAGGAAAAAAAGGCTCAAATTAAGGGAGAGCTTGAATCACTATTAAGCACCTATTCCGGTGGACCTAATCAGGAAGACAATAATATTGATGAGCAGCTTGCTGAAATTGCAGCCGCTCCACCATTAGATTTTATTGAAATGAACTCAGTCTTTGAAAGGCAGGCTAAAAATATTACTGACTCTCTTCTATCGTTCTATGTAGATCTTGGTGTATTAGACCAGCACGAATACATTAAACAAAAACAGATGCTTGATAATTCAAGTATTCAAAATATATTCTTTCAGTTAAAAACCATCCGCATGGCAATTGAAAAAATAACTGAAGAAATTAATCAAGGAAATACTCATCCTAGATTATTTGAAGTATTTGGACAACTTCAGGATAAATTAACAGCTGTTGTAAAAACTCAAGCAAATTACATGCTATTCCTAGAGGATACTTATAAAAAGGTAAATCAAGATATAGCTCAAAAAGATTCAGGCGGAGCCGGACCTCAAGCAAGAGCAATACCTCAAAGCTCAAGCGATTACTACATCACGGCTGGAACTAAAAATTTAATAAAAGAAATTGACGCCCTTGAAATAGAAGAAGATACTTCTGACTCTAGGCACTTAACTCACCCAGGTCGAAAGGCTGAAGTTATGATAGAACGTGGAGTATCCAATGTTATTATTACGGAAGATAGCGATATCGACTATATGGATGACGTCAATTCATTAATATGAAAGATTTTATAGCAAATAGCGGAAGTAGAACTCAGATGAAGCTTTCCGACCTTGACCAGGAAAATAGTGCGATTTGGACAACCGTTAAGGTACAACAGTTACTTGATGATTTTGAAAATGGCGTGATTGATATTAAAACAATCAAAAATTCCCCATTTAAAGATAATGATCCAGTTTGGAAAAAGGCAAATATTGTATTTGAATATACTCCAGAAGAGCTTGAAGAAATCCGAAAATGTAAAGCCGACCCAGTTTACTTTGCCGGTAAATATGCTCAAGTAATGCAGGAGCAAGGTATTGAGCAAATCATCTTACGTGACTATCAAGAAGAAATTATCCGATCATTTAAGAATAATCGATTTAATTGCTTAATGGCAAGTCGTCAAATTGGAAAGACCGTAATGTCTGGCGTATTTATTGCCTGGTACTTAATATTCCATACTGATAAAAACGTATTGGCTGTAGCAAATATTGCATCAACCACTAAAGAGGTTCTAGATAAAATTAAATCAGTACTTGAAAATCTACCGTTCTTCCTAAAACCTGGCTGTATTTCAAATAATGTAATGTCAATGAAATTTGACAATGGTTGCCGATTAATTGGTCGTACTACCACTAAAAATACAGGTATTGGTTTTACAATTCACGTACTCTACATTGATGAGTTTGCTCATATTAACCCATCCTATCTTGATTTCTTTTATCGAGCAATTTATCCTACAATTTCAGCCTCATCCAATTCAAAGATTATAATAACTTCAACACCAAATGGTATGAACCGATTCTATGATATTTACATGGATGCAATGAACGGTAATAATACATACGTTCCGTTACGAGTAGATTGGTGGCAAGTTCCAGGTAGAGATGATGAATGGAAGCAGGCAACCATTGCAAACTTAGGATCAGAAGAAGACTTTAATCAGGAATATGGGCTACAATTCTTTTCATCAGATAAGTTGCTATTACCATCAAAGGATCTTAAGAAAATATTTAATTTACGCACATCATATATCACCCCAGAATGGGCTCAAAGCCCAGAGCATTTAGTACTATTAGACGGCTTTACCGTTCACCCAAACCTTGCCAAATTAACACCAGACGATATTAAAAACGATGGTAATAACTATATTTTTGCAATTGACACGGCTGACGGATTGGGTAGAGATTATTCAGTAATTAATATCTTTAAGTTAGCAGCACTTCCGTTAAAAATGCTAGATCAAGTAAAAGACTTTATTAAAAATGAAGGTGATATTTTTACGCTGGTGCAAGTTGCAACTTTTAGGTCAAACAAAAAAGATATTAACGAATATTGTAATACTTTAGAACATTTGTTGTATAATATCTTTAATCCTGAAAAAGTTAAACTTTTAATTGAGCTTAACCATAAAGGCGAATGGGTAATGGATAAGCTAACACAAAACGAGGATTTTTGGCCAGGTCAAGTAATTCACTCAAAGCACACAACCACTTCAATAAATTGGAAACCTGGGTTAAAGATGACAGAGACAAATAAGACTAAATATTGTGAGCGCTTTAAATATCTAGCTGCAGTAAATAAAATTTTACCAAATGAACATAAAACAGTTCATGAGCTTGGTGCATTTGGCCGATCCAGCAATGGTAATTACCGAAGTCAAAGTGGCAATGACGATTTAGCAATTACGTGTGTTGAAACGGCAGCATTCTTTGAATCACCAAACTTTTGGGAATTAGTAAATGACGAACTTGATAGACTACCTAAAGATTATTTGTCAAAAGTATATTCATTATATTTAGGCGAAGCTTATCTTGGAAATTCTTCAGGTTACGATCACTCAGCCTTAAGAGAATTAAATACAACGGCTGAGGTTAAAAAACCTGGCAAAATGGTTAATGTATTTGATGAAATGACAATAGACCAAATAAAAAGAACGCGTGATGCATTCTACGGAAATAATTCAAAGTCAGGCTATGAAACATGATGATTTTTTAAAATTCGACTATGGCACTAACAAAAAACAAATTTTTGATATAGTAGTTGCCCAAATAGAGTTAGCCTTTTCTGAAAAGAGGGCCCATATCTATATTAAAAAACTGAAAATCGTCGATGAAGAATTAGACGTTATTGCTGACCGTAAAGATTGGCCGGACTGCTTGACTAAAGCACTTGCATTTTACAAGCAAATTGAAGATTACGAATCTTGTTCAAAATGTCAAAAATTATTGGATAAGATTAATATTAAAACAAAAAAAAGAATCACTAAATCTAATGGCTGAAAAACTACAATCAAAAAGAAAGGCTCAATCGTTTAAACCTGAATTAACTGAAAAAGAGTTAAGGCAAATTAATTTAAAACCTTCGCAGTCCGATTATTTACAAAAGATCATGTCTAGTGACATCACTTTGTGTTATGGACCAGCAGGTACAAGTAAAACTTTTACTGCATGCTTAGCTGCACTCAAACTTTACCTAGGTGGAAAAATTAAAAAAATTATCTTATCTAAACCAATTCAGGAGTCTGGAGAGAAGCTTGGATTCTTGCCGGGAGAAATAAAGGATAAAATTGATCCATTTATGGAAAGTTATCGATCTAATTTGGTAAAATTATTAAATGATCCTAATAATGTTGGTTGGTTAGAAGCAACTGGAATTATTGAATTTAGGCCTCTTGCCTATATGAGAGGTGCAACATTTGATAATTGTTTAATGATTTTAGATGAAGCTCAAAATGCTGATTTTAAACAGTTAATGCTATTCATTACTAGGATGGGTAAAGATTCTAAGGTATTAATATGTGGAGACGTAAGCCAATATGATATAGCAAAGAGTAAAGTAGCTTTACCTGATTTTATTGAATTGCTTAGCGGAATCAATGGGTTAAGTGTGCATACATTTAAAGACGAAGATATTGTGAGAAATAAAATACTAATTCAGATAACCGAAAGATATGATAAATGGAAATCTGCAAACCCCAATAAATACACCAACTAAACTAATTAAATGAGCGCATACGATCTACTGAATAAGCAATTAAACGACGAAATGCAAAGCCTGGCTGAAATTATTAAGTCAGGTAAATACACAGAAAAAGATCGGAACCGACTAGCCTCAATTATGTATCCAAAGTTAAAATATTTTATTTGGAAATTTTTTAATGATTCGGATGAAACTGATGAGGTGTTACACAACACCCTTTTTAAAATATTTAAAGGAATTGCGTCTTATAGCGATAACTATCGATTTACGACCTGGATTTACACAATTGCAAAAAATGAAGCACTACTTCATCAGCATAAATTAAAACAACAATATGCAACAAGCCTAGATAATTTAACAAAACCTTTAAATATATTAGATGATTCAGCCTATACTTTTGAAAAAGAAGTGTACTTCGATGATTTATATAATATGACTAGATTTGAAATTAATGCTTTGCCTGAATGTATTGAAAAATCAATATTAATTGATAAGGAATTGCATCATATGCGAGGTAATGAGATTGCTGAGAAATACGAAATGAATTTGAATACGGTTAAAACCAAAATCAGAAAAGCTCGTAAAATGTTAAAAGAGGCTGTGTTAACTAAAAACCCACACATGGTCGATAAACTCGAAGAATATTTTTAATTATGAAACTACTTAACTATTTAAACCCAGTTGATGCATTTAGGTCAGCTAAATTAATTGCAAAAGACATCAGCAATTATCTTTTTTATAGAAAGAAAATAACTGAGCTGGAAGAGTCAGGTTTTATTAAAGGCTTTAAAATGAGAGCTGATTTACTCAAGCGTGTATATTATGTTATTAACTTGGAGCCAGAAACCCTATTGGCAACTGGCGATTTAATTGATCTTGAAAAAAGTAGAGTATTTGACTCAGTTGCTAAATTTCAAAATAAATTTGCAGACCTAAATCTTACTGAAATAGTTGATATTTCAACCAAACGGATTAAATCTGCTGATTATTATGCCTATTTAGTTTGGGTAAAGTGTAAAGTTTTCTCAGAAAGATCAGATTTCTTTAGAGTTATCGTGTTTGGTGCTGCTTTATATTATGCAATTAGCACCGGGCTATGGGTTTATCACAATAATGCTGATGTGCAACTGTGGATAACAAATAAACTAACTACCAAGTAAATAAATAACCAAAAAAGATATTTTAACCATGAATTTTATTAAACTTCATTTTGAAAAATTTATATTGGCATTTATGCTAATAGTGTTTGTTCAACAATGTAATAATTCCAGTAGACTTTCTAAAATTGAAAAACAGGAAAAAATTACAAATTCTCAACTAGATTCAATTTGTACTACTAAAGAGCTTAATAAGTACCTCGAAATTGAAGGATTAAAAGCTGAAAAACGCATGATCCAATCGACTGATCGTAAAATCCTTGATGTTAATCGTCAATCTGAAATTGATTCAGAAATTAAAAAATTAGAATCTGCTAAATAATGAGCAAGAAGGCAGTTAGTTATTTTATAATAGGTACGTTTGTTACGTTATACTTGCTAGTTTCAATAATTTCAACAATTCACGTTATTGATTTCTTTAGCATGTCTAATCCTAAGTGGCTAGCAATAAGTCTAGCAATTGCATTTGAGGTTGGAGCAGCAGCGTCACTTGCCTCAATTATTACCCTTGATAAAATGAATAAGGGTATTGTTTGGGGACTTTTCATACTATTGACTGCAATGCAGGCAATGGGAAATATGTATTACGCATACGTTCATTTAACCAATTTCCAAGGTTGGATAGAATTATTTGGACTAGTTGAGGAAGAGCTAATTTATCAAAAACGAGTTCTGTCTATTGTAAGCGGCGCAATTTTACCAATTGTTGCACTTGGATTTATTAAATCATTAGTTGACTATATTAAACCTGATAATAAAGTAGGTGAGATTGTTAATCCTCAAATTACTGATGCCGTTACTCAAGTAGCTAAAGAAACTCCAGCTATTATAGCTGAACAGCCGGTTGAAACTACTACTCAACCAGCTGAACCGTCATATCTTTCTAAAATCAGTATTGAAATGCCGGATGTTAAACCAGCTGAAATTAATGAACCTGACCTAAATGAGGTTTCTAAAACTGCAGTTGATGTTCAAGAAATTGCGGAAGAACCTAAGGTAGATAATAATATACAAAGAGAACGAAAAATAGACAAAGAATTAGCTAGAGGGAGTAATCCAGGTTCTGGTAAAATAATGTTTAACGATCGTCCTTAAAAAAGTCTACTATGAATGGCCTATATTAATTTTCAAGATGATCCAATTGCAAAAAGATTTAATAATTCTTTTGCGAATCTATGTGCAGGTGACCCAACTAAAAAGGTCTTAAAGTTATTAGACAAATGTTTTAATATCTACAATAAAGGGCAGTCTGAAGCAAGCTTATGTAATCTAAAGGACTTTCTTTATCCAGTTGATAGTTATCAAGTAATTAACTTTGAAGTTTGCGCAGGCGATACTTTATCAGTGTTTGATAATGATTTAGGGAATCAAATTAGCTCAGTTATTCCAGGGGATCCAGACCCAGCTCATCCAGGCGATTTTATTTCAGTTGACCTAGACTATCCATTTGGGTTAAACACCGAGCGTATTCCTCATGCTGGTACCAATTTATCTCCAGAATATTATATTTTAACAAACGATAAAACCTATAGCCGAGGCTGTCTATTGTATATCGAGTATCCAAAGACTGATAAAATGGGAGAAACTGTTCTTCCAGCAAACATGTCAAGTAACATATTATTAGGAGCTTTTAATAATGGCGCAATCAGCGATATTACTTTACCGGTTTCTCAATTCTTTTCTCATTTCAGTAACCCTGAGACACTTAACGCAAATAACCTAATAAATAAGATAGAGATAACTAATCCTAATCCTAATTTCAGTATTAAGGTATCAGGTTTAATAGTCTATGTAAAAAGCAATAACGATCCAAACAATTGTGCTTGCTAAAAATATTAAAACCAAATGAATAATACTATTGCTAAAATTTTAAAAACCCACACAGATGCAGATAATGGAACTGATTATACGCCAGTCTTTGTTAATCAAAGTTCTAGAAATATTACTGATTTAGATACTGGAGTAGGCTATTATACTGATACATTTTTTGGAATTCATAATCCAGGCAGTTCAGCAATTTCGGTAAATGTAAAAACTGCGGCCCAGGGAATAACTGGAGATGGAGTAGATATTAGACTTAATGCCGGTGATACATTCTATTCAGTAATTTCAAAAATAACAGTCGATAGTGGAGTTACAGTAGTACTACTTGCAATTCCTTCTACTTTTAGCAGATAATGGTACCAGTATTAACCTTCGGTCAAAGACAACAAGCAATGAAAGGCCTGCCTTTTTACGGAAGAGGTGACTTTAGCTTTGTGTCAAATCGTAGCGGTTTTACAAACGGTATATCAGTTCATCTATTACCTCTATCCGATCTATCATTACCTCAACAAATTGAAGTTGATGATTTTGACCAAGAAATAAAGAAGCTTAATAACTTATTTAAAAAAGGTTCACGCATTGGAGGAGTAGTTGTTAACTCAACCTTTAAAAATGCCAAAGGTAATCCAGATAGTATTATTGGAAAATTCGATAGTTTTAAAATCGATACTAAGCACAAAACAATTAGGGCTTTCATTAGAGATACTAATTCAATGAAATTAGTTGAGGTTTATCCAGAGACTCTATCTAAACTGAATGAGTCCAATTCACATCTAGCAAAAACCTTTCTAGAGTTTTTGATATAATTTAATAAACAAAGTATTTAATGGCAGAAGACACTAACACTCCGATTGTGGAGGATGAAGCATTGGCCTTTTTAGAAAAGGAAGATGCAAAGTACGGCAAAAATACAAATGGACAAATCAATTCTAAACCAGTTGAACCAGGTTCTTCAATAAACAGTTTAGGTCAAGCAATTTCACTTCAACCTATTTCAACTGTTTCTGGCGCAAACGATAATTATTGGAAAAATATTCCATTAGAGAATTTGCCATCGAAGGGTATGTTCTATGCAGACGGTTCAGAATTAACAATTAGAGCAGCAACTGTTTCTGAAATCAGACAATGGTCTACTATTGATGAGTCTGACGTATTGGACATTGATGATAAATTAAATTTTATTATTGAAAAGTGTACCAGATTTAAAATTAAAGGTGGTCAATCTTGGTTAACTTGGAGAGATATTGTTGAAGTCGATCGTCTCTATATTATTTTTATAATCCATGAAATTACTTTTCCTGAAGGACAAAATGAACTTTCCACAAAAATGGAGTGTACTCAAACCTGTTCTGAAGACGGCGGTTGGTCAGATGATGTTAAAGTTAAGAGTACTATGTTACAGTTATTTGAAATGCCTGAAGAAATTAACCAATGGTATTCTGCGCAATATCGCTGTTTTGAAGTAGTTTCTCCAAAATTAAATGAGACTTTTTATTTGTATATGCCAACCCTTGGTGTAATTGAAAGACTTCGTAAACGAATTTCTGAAGCTAAAGCCCAGGGTAAAACAATCGATAAGTCATTTATTAAAATTGCGCCTTATCTTGTACAGGATTGGTCTAAATTTGGTCAACCTGAATATGCATCAATTCAATCTGAAACCTTTGGCTGGCACCTTAACAAATTTACATTTGTTACTAAGTTTGCTGAACTAATGCAAGGTTCAAGAGAAAGTGCCCTAACTACTGTCTGCCCTAAATGTGGATCAATATTATCCAGTTCAATTTTTTCGTCAGACAGCTTCACGATCAAAGATCTTTTCCTTATTTCAGGTAGACTTAATGAACTTATTTGAGACTAACCGTCTCTTGGCCGTGAAGCTGAACCAATCGATCAACGAACTTTATTCATTACCATTATATGAATATTTAAGTTACGTTAAATTTTTAGTAAATGAATCTGGTGAAAATAACCAGCAAACTTTTGAAATTCAGACTGGACTTGATGATTAACTCTCTCAAGTCCTTCTTTTTTTAATAAATAACCAAAAGGATTAATTATTTTGGAAAACTACAAAGATATTGACTATTCTGGTACTGATTCTGCATCCAATGCAGTTAGTAATGGTTTTGTTTTGGAAATAGCTGCTCTTTCTAAGAACGATAAGCTAAGAATACCAATTAGTGAAATTACGTTAAATGCTGAAGTATTAAGAAAGGCTACTGACTATCAAGTTGAACCAGTAATTAAATCAACTCAAATTGAACAGCCTTCTCTAAAACCAGTAGATGAGCCTAAATTAACCTCGCCTCAACCCCTTAGCTCAATTGCTGCAACTACTGGAAAAGTTACAGACTCAGCAATTGCTCCAGCTATCCAAATACCTGGGCAACCTGCGTCAATTACAAATACTGCAATTACTAACAATATTACTAATGCTAAATCAGAGTCGGCTGATAATTCAAATAATATAGTAAATTTAACAAAGGTGTTAAAGGACTCTATTTTAGAAAAGACCGCTAGCTCAACTTCTGTATCTGATTCTACCAGTAAAATGCTTGAGACTCTGATGGGTGTACCCAACTCAGTAAGCAAAGATGAAATACCTGCAATTAATCAGAACTCAAAGATTTTAACTTCGGTAAATAAAATAAAGGAATCAATTAATTCTAAGATTTCAAATATCCTTAAATCGACAGTAGATAATCAATCAACCTCAACTAAAGAAGATGAGCAGACCAAGATAAATGAGTCAATGCTAAATACTTTACTGGGAATACCTTCCACTTCTGAAAAAAATACAATCACTGATAAAACTACAACTACTGAAACTAATACCAAGAATTCAGTTAATGTAAAATCAAATAAGTTAGTTGAATCAGCGAGTGTAAAGAAATTATTGGAACCTGATAAAACATTAGAAAATAGTGTAGGTAAACTATCAAAAGATTTACCAGCTGCGGTAAATAACCTAAGTTCATCAGTTACCTCGATGAATCCCCAAACAAGTTCATCAAGCTCAGTTACTAATGAAGGTACTAAAATTGATCAAAGTTCAAAGACTGTAATTAATCAAATGGCTGGACAAACCAACCAACCGGAACAAATTTCTCAACCCAAGAACTTAGCTCAATCTCCACAAAGTAGCGATTTTTATATACAGGGAATTTATGCGGCTCTTATGTCTGGCAAAATCAAAGTAAAACTTGAATATCAATAATGGAATATTTAACTGAAATAAAAGAAATCGTAACTGAATACGATAAAATAAATGCCGGCTTATCTGAATTAGAGAAAATGGCAAATCTATTAGAGGTTAGAAAGAACGAGTTAATACATGCACTAGACTCTAACCGACTAAAGGAGAAAGCCCTAATAGATAAAATAGTAGAGGAAACTGGCAAAGCCCCTGATTATTATAAAATTATGCTGAACTTGAATGAACATTAGGAACTTACTTAAGCTTGACTTTAAAACATTAGCGATAATTGTATTAATTATCATTATTATATTAATGAGAGCATGTGATGGTACTGGGGTTAAATCAGTAGATATAATTAAAGTGGATGGTAAAAAATACGAATTACTTAAGCATACAATTGATACTGTATACATACCAAAGGATACAATAGTTTATAAAAAGGGTAAAGATATTTACCATGAAAAACCCGTATACATTAAACTTCCTCTATCAATTGATACGATTGCCGTGCTTAATGACTACTATTCAAAAAAGGTTTATATTGATACATTACGGTTAGCAGATTCATTAGGCTACATTATAGTTAATGATACCGTTTCTCAAAATTCAGTATTGGGAAGAATGTGGAAGGCCCAAGTAAATAAAATCAAAATTAAGGAAACTGTAATAGTTAAAGAACTTCCTAAAAATCAAGTATATATTGGTTTGAGTGGAGGTTTTGATAAAATAAATGTAGTTAATTTTATTGGCCCATCAATATTATTAAAAACAAAAAGTGATAAAATATACAGCATAGGAGTTGGCTACTCTGCTAGTAAAACACTCTCAATTCAAGGAAGTATTTACTGGAAAATTAAGCTAAAGAAATAACAATTAAAAACAATGACTTCTAGATTTGTAACCCTATCTGACTATTGCATATTAGAGTTTATGATGACTCCGCTTGGGGATCCTTCTCCTAATATCGTTAATTCTGATTACTATTTTGTTAAGAATAATAATGTAGATCTCTATCAGATTTATAATACAGATGCAGATGCAGCAGCTACTAAAAATGCTAGAGGTTCAAGTGTTGTACCAATTGGAGAATCTAGATTTGTTAAAGTTGACCTAACATCAAATCCAATATATACTGCATACGATCCAAATATTATAGAATCTAGCGTATCTCCAAGTTTATCAAGTGCGCTAGTTATGGACACTATGCGATTCCATTTTGCTTCTGGATTTAATTTTACAGAGGTTGAAAATATTGTAGTTGGCGCAAGAGTAAAACTAAATAATTTAAAACAACTCCAAACAGCAAATGTTTTAATTAATGCCGAATCATATCAAGAGCTTTTAACCTTCAACACTAGACCTCTATTTTTAGCAAATACTATTTATGATAAGTATGTTGATATTAAAGTTCCAAACTCTGCCTATCTAGATGCTGACTTCGCTCAATTCGGAATAGATTCATTTGAATCGGTTGTAACTGAAGGAACTGGTTTAATTGCAGGTTCTCCAATTACCGTATCTCTAGCTGAAGTAAGTTATGAACCGTATTATGCAGATAACGGCGAAATTTATAATTTATATCGAGTTGTTTCTTATTTTGAAGGTTCAGTTCCTCAAACTAACGAATTTGATAGTTTAGGCGCAGTTATTCAAGAAGCAACAGACGGCGACTATATTGAATTTTTTGCAACATGGAATGGAGCATTTCCGGATCAATTAATTTCAACTCTCGATTCTCAAGGTTCAGGAAATGATTGGATCTTTGTACACCAACTTCAAGTATACGAGCAAATTGGCGGTAATGTAGTACCTTCTGGTAATTTTCTAGTATATCAAGAAGAGAATTTTGATGTACCTTTAAGTTATAGGCCTATTTTAAAAGAAGCCGGCTTTGCCGTATCCATGTCAATTGACTATACTCTTAGGCTCTTAAATAAAAATACTGGAGATCAAGTTATTCGAACTGGCTCTATGAGCTTGTTTAATCCTAATAAGTACGGTAAACACTTGGCAAAACTTCAATTAGCTGAAGCTCCCCAATCATTAAAGGTATACAACAAAATTGTTCAAAAAAGTATTGATATTACTAACTTATTTACTGGTAAAAAATTAGCACCAGTAGCGGCAGCCGGCGCTGCACCAGGTACTATTACCTATATTGATAGACCTGTGCAAGTAGCCGTTCCAACTTTTTATAAACAGGCAAATATCCGAATAAGTCAAAAGAATGCACTATTAAGAGCAACCGACGGTTCAGCTGAATTAATTTATGGACAAGGCGAATTAATTATACCAATAGACCCAACTGATAATTTTATAAAGATTGGGGTATATGAAGAGAACGTTTTGAACCCAGGCACTCAAACTCCAGCTAATCTAAATAATAATTCAAAGTTTGTCCTTAATTTCGGGTCAGATGCAAAATATTCATATTCGTCATTAGTTGACCCAGCATTTGAAAACCCTAGCCAAGGTCAAATTGCATTTAGAATACCTAAGGATCAAGCTAGAAAGATTTTGGACCTAACTGACCAAATGATGTATATATCATTAATTGCAGAAGATGGTACCGAAACTCTTTTATATACTGGTAAATGGTTACCATCTAGCGACTATGCAAATATTTTAAAAGCTACAGAGGCTGCAAAAAATGCACTACTTAATGATCCAGCAATAACAATTGCTGGTTTAAATACAACCATTCAAACCTTAATATCTGAAAATGATAATTTAAGAGCACGATTGGCGTCCGGTATAAAAATAGCAGCTGATAGCCCAATGCGAGAGGACCGCGTTCAAAATATAAATCTGATAGCTGGTATATAAAGTATCAACCGATATTCGTAAATTTCATTAAATTAAACCGAGTTAAGATAAATAACTGTACAAGTACCAGATAAATAAATTTAGCAACAAAAGCTGATAAATAATAAAAAAGACAAACGTTTCAATGAACGGTCTCATACAAGAACTAACTAACGAGCTCAAAAATAATTCGAGCATAAGCTCTAATATCGCCGCAAAGGTCGTATTAGAATCAATTAATAACTCATTACTTTTGGGAGTTTCTCCTGATCAAATTTTAGAAAATTCTCTAAACACATTAGAGCAATTTGCTAATGAACTAGTAAACGAAAATCTTAAAGAAGTAGTTGCTAAATTCAAAAAGATGGCGGACAAACCAACTAAGCGTCTTCAAAATATGGCTAGCGAAGCAGGTCTTTCTTTAAAACTTAAAGCTTTAAAGGAAAGCGAAATTTATGCAGATCCTGTAGTTAAACACACAGTTGCTCGACTAGAAGAAGCAGTTGCATCAATGCCAGAATATAGAGCACTAACCTTCTTTTTTAATGGGTTATCTAAATTCTCTTATGATAAGACAGTTTCAACTATTTTAGAATCTCTTATTGAATACGTAAATACTAATTCGGTAAAACTTGAAATCTTAAACTCAATTTATGAAATGCGAGTTACTGGTGCAATTCTTTATAAGGACGCATGTGCTTTACTAGAAGAGGCTCTACTTGAAAATATTGAAACTGCTGATTCATTAAAAATGAAATTGCGTTCACACTCTCAATTGCCGGTAGTTAATCAATTGATTAACAAAATTAGCATGTTAGAGTCAAAAACTACTGGCGGCTTTAATTTAGGAATTGGCAATAGTGATTCACAAGTAAAACCAATTATTGCACCATTCTATAAAATTAGCGAAAGCGATGCAATCGTTTTTGTTGATAACAAATTTATCAAAGTATCTGAAGATTCAGATCCATCTCAAATGGCAGCTGAAGAAGTTAAAGAATTTCCAGAGTTTTTTGAAACTTGTGAAGCTTTTGCAACTTTAAATTTTAAAGAACACAGCACTGAACTAGTGGCTAAATGTAGAAATTTAACCGTATCATTTGGTATTAATGAAAACGGTACTCTAAATTTAAAAATCAATAACTCAATTATTGAAAATATTAACAATATTAAATTGTCTGAGATTTTCTTAATGGAAACAATTGAAACCCGTAATGCTCTTTCTAAATTGTTTAATAATTTAGATCTAGTTGTTAATCTTGAGTTTGGAAAAACCATTATTAATGAAAGACTTGGAAGAGATTCAATTGTTCTTAACTTAGGTGAAGATATTTTTGTATTTGAAAAACTTGGAGAAACCAGAATTGTTAAGAAAATGAAAGGTTTAACTTTCCATAGCTATGTTATGGAGAACTTTAAATACGATATTAGCGAAATGTACTCAATTGAATTAGAAGAGAGAGACGCTAATATTAAAGCATTTGATATTGAAAAGAAAACAATTGAAGAAAATCTTGCTAAATTAGAAGCATCTATTTCTCAAATTGAAGAAGCTCTATCTGACTCTAGCCTTACTGCTGAATATCAAGAAAAATTAACTGAACTTAAAGTATCTATCGAGAAAAACGTAAATGCTCTTAAAAGTCAGTATATTGTAGTTGATCAATCCAAAAAAAAAGCTTAAGTGAGTCGGAAGATATTACTTTAGTTTCAGCTACTTCTTCTAAATACATAACTGGCCAAGAGGTCATGTTAAAATCAGGTCATACTGCCAAAATTATTGGAGTTGATCCTATTACTAAAACTTATAAGATTATGGGCTCTGATAATAAAGTCCAATCAGTCAAATCTGATGAGATTGAAAAGGCTGAGCCTAGTCGATATGACAATTATCAAACTGCTGGCCCTAATCCTGAAAATCCAGACGAACTTTTAATTAAACAAAAAGACGTTAACGTAGACCAAAGCTTATAAACTGTAGTATAATTAGTCTAAATAAACATTTATAAATGGCAGACGTATTATGCTCGATTGAAGAGGCTCGACAAAATGGAACCCTTCAGGTTTTTGAAAAGAAAACCAAATATCACGATTATCAATTTTTGGTTAGGTCTGAGGAAGAGATCAAATTTAATGTATCACAAAATATTTCAACTAAACCTACGGGTGGTGAATATTTTAAACCTCTATTCATACCGCACTATGCGCAAAATGGAGGTCCATTAAATCTTGAAGATCTAAATCATGAAGATACTTGGTTAGACGCAGGAGGCCATATTGGTATTTTTGCAACTCGTTTACTAACTCAATTTCCAAAAGTAAAGAAAGTCTATTCATATGAACCTTTCCATAATAACGTGGAGTTCCTAGAACAAAATGTTCAAATGAATGGCGTTCAAGATCGTTGTGAAATTATTGAAAAGGCAATTGTTGCAGACGATTCGTCTGAAGTAGAATTTTACCTATCTCAAGACTCTGGAAAGCACAGTGTGCATCACATTAGAGGTCGTCAGGTTACGACTGTACCTGCTGAGAATATAAACACTATTATTAAAGAAAAGGGTATCACAGCCATCAAGATGGACATTGAAGGATTAGAATACGATATGATTAAGGCACTAAACCAAGAAAGCCTAGATCAAATCAGACTTTTTATTGTTGAATACCATTTTCATTATAGTTGGTTATTGGAAAATCGCTCAGCTAAATTTACTGAAATCCTTGATATTTTTAGAGCAAACTTTGGGCAATTATTTGTTAATCCACGTACAATAAATGGAAAGCATTTTATTACTCATTTTGCCGGCTTTAAAAATGTGTAAATGAGCCCATTTGAATTACTTCAAGAGATTTATCATGGTGACCCATGGAAATCTCAAGTTTGTTGCATTCTCTTAAATTGTACTAGACGAGTACAAGTGGACGGAATTAGATCTGAACTCTTCGATAAGTATCCAACGGCGGCAATGATGTCGCAGGCAGATCCTCAAGAATTAGCAGAACTACTTCGTCCACTTGGTTTTTATAATCGTCGAGCCAAATCATTAATCCGATTTAGCACTGAATGGATTGATCGCGATTGGAAACATCCTAGGGAACTATATGGAATTGGTCAATATGCTGCAGATTCTTGGGATATTTTTTACAATAATAGACTTGACATAGAACCAAATGACGGAGTTCTAGTAAAATACGTATTATGGAAAAGAAAAAAGCACTCTATGCATATTTTGGCGAACTAGGAATATTTAATGAAAATATTCCAGGACACACATTTTATCAATTAGGTTTATTAGATGAATTGGCTAATCAATATGAAATTGATAAATTTGATTTTGTAAATTATTTAGATACTGGAATGGTTAATCTCGCAAGTCGACCTAGCTTCCCAGACGATCAATTGGGCAAAGTATTTAATCAATTTGCAGATAAATTAATTGATAACTATAGATTACATCAATCCACAGTATTTGAGGCTATTAAAAATAAAGAATATTCAAAATTATTTTTAAAAGCTCGATTCCGTAATCTTTCCACACTTGAAAAGAAATTAAAGGATGCAGCTTATTTTGAAACCATTATCTATATTGCGCTAGAGTCAGGTTATGAAGCAGCAGATATTGTTATATTAGATACAGATCTTTCATTATCACATGCGTTTCTTGTTAAATTAAATGAATTAGGCATTTCTATAGAGATTCCATCAATTACAATTCCAGGTTGTAGTAAAGGCTTTATGAATGCATGTTTAGACGTACACCAAGCCCATGCAAATAAAGTTTTAAATCATTTAATATATTATGGAAACCTATCATTTGATAATTACAAAGAAGGTCATTCCAAGAATCCAATAATTAATGACATTATTTCTGCAATTGATAGTACCTGTAAATTTGATGGAAGTTCATTTAATATGACAGTTGCGGCAAAGAGTACCTCAACGCTAGAAAGCTGGATTGATACAATGAACCGGGTTGCTCTTTGCCCAAGAGGAAATCGTGAAGCAATCTGGGTAGACATGCAAATGTCTCAAGTTTCAATAAATGTAAGCAAAGATCTCTATCTAAAAGAAAAGTTCATTCCAGCTAGAGTTTATGAATCTGTTATATTTGGAACAATTCCAGTTTCGTATAAAGATCCAAGATTTCATCCAGCCATGTCGTTTGATACAGTTGATGATTTCTTTGAGATTTGTAAATTTCTATCAGATTGTTCAACTGGTGACTATTTTAAAATATTACGCCAGATTGCGGATTCACTTTAATACCCGATCACTCGAATAAATAATAAGAAATTACCATTACTACCTAATGAGATATGTAATTTCAGCAGACCAGTACTTTAATCACGGAGCTGAACCAGTTAATGAAAAACTGATTCAATATTTTGAGAGTATTCCTGAGTCTTTTTGGACTGCCCTAGATGCAGTTGACTTTAGCAAATTAAGTAAACCTAGAACGCCTAACCATTCAGAAGAAGAAATCTTTGAGCATCAAGTTTTTTTACTTGAAAATTTTGAAGATATTAACGATATTATCAAAAAGGAGGACTTTTTGGTTAGACAGGGATACGATACAATTAAGCTTCGACTTAATGAATCATACCTACATACTGTCCAATTAATTAACGAAGGCGTAATGAGTTCAGTTATGAACTTTGTAAAAGCCCTAGTTGCGGATCCGGATCCAACCGAAATGGGTCTAAATATTCTAAGATTAGTACTAGATGTAATTGGAATTGTTCCATTTACTTGGGCTGGATTTCCAATTGATGTAGTTGCAAATATCTTATCAGCTATCATTTCTTTATATAAGGGCGAATATGTATCAATGATACTTAGCGTAATCGCAGCAATCGATGTTACTAAAACTTCAAATTTCTTAAAAACTATTAAATTTTTACCTAAGCCGGTTCTTGGTCTACTTGAAAAATTAACCAAAATTCTATGCAGGACTGGAAGTTCGGCAACTGAAGTTGGGCCAGCAGTTCTTGCACTAAAGAACGGAATTAGAACGCTAGGCGATAAGAGTATTTCTGGAATAATTGCTTCGTTACTTAAAGGAGTTGCTAACTTTTTTGGAACAGTTGCAGTTGGCGTACTTAAATTTGTTACTAATTTTATAAAAACAGTATTTAATTTAGTTCCAATTGTTGGAAAATACGGAGTAAAAGCTGTACAGGCATTTGAAAGACTTGGACTTGAAGCTCAACTTAAGATATTTGGTCGTAATTTTGAAACGGCTGCGAAGTTGTTAGGTGAAGAAACTACTAAAAAGGAAATTGCAAAAGGCGCTGATAAATTAGCAGATACCGTAGTTTCTAAAAAGGGAGTTGAATATGCTGCAACTAGTCCACAAGGAAAGGCTATTCTTAATTCAACTGCCTATAAAGATTTTGATCCAGCTGTAATTACGGCTTATGCAAAAGAAGGAGGGTATTCAGCTGATTTACTAAAGGCTGTTGAACAAGATAAAAAATTCATGGCCTCAATTGCAGGTCAACCTGAATCTCTACAACAAGTAGCAAAAGCGGCAAAGGTTGAAAATGAATTAATTGGCGCATCAGTTGATGCAATTGATCAAATTGTTAAAAAGGATCCAAAATTAGCAGAATATTTTGCAAATAAGTATGGATGGAAACCTAGTGGCGAATATATTACTCAACTTGCAAAAGACGCAAAGGCTGATGATATTCGCAAAGTATTTAAAACAATGCTGACTGATCCAGCGGTTGCTAAAAATTTATCAAAAGCTGAGGTTAGAGCATTTACTCCATGGGCAACAAAACCTGAAATTTTTATTCAAGGTGTTAAAAACTTTGATGATACTGTTTATGTATTAGCTAAACTAACTAAAGCAGGCGGCGCGCTTGCAACTAGAGGAATATTTCTAAAAAGGCTACTTAATTTTATTTCAAGACTTGCATACCAGCGCTATGGAAGCCTGGAGTGTATTAAGCAAATGGCAACTAGTTCAGCGACTAAGTTGGCAGGTTCGGCATTATCGCCAGCTCTAAATGAAGAGGATTCAGTATCTACTGGAGATTCTACAGTAGATGCAAATAATGCAGCTGCAAATCAAGCGGCTTCCGCTCAAGCTGAATTTATTAATCCAGAAAAAACCGCCGCTTCTTCTGAAGTAGAAGCAGTAATTAAGAAAAACGATGAGATCGTAAAGACTGCAACCGCCAAGGCTGGTAAAACCGATTGTAATTTAATAACTGACGTAGTTAAAGCAACGGTCGGCGCCCATTGTGCTAATTTCCCAGGTTCAACTGCTCTACTTGGAGGTACTGCGAATATGGCAAATGATCCAAAAGCCGCAGCCGAGTTTGAAAAGAAAAGTACTGAATATACTAAACAAATTTTAAGATCAATGGGATTAGACGATTCAATTGATGCTCAACATGCACTAAATTCTCAAGATCTTCCAACTAGAGCAGCCTTTGCTGATGTATTTGATTTTGAAACAGGTATGGTTAGTTTAAATATGGAAGATACTTCAAGAGTACATGATAGTTTGCAACAATTAGTTAAGGACGGTACTGTTACTCAAGAAGAAGCAGACGCTGCTGAAAAAATCGCAATTGAATCAATAAAAAATGCAAATCCTCCTGAATTAAAATTGACTCAAAGTAAATCAACTAATGAAGGTTTATTTAGGACTAAAACTTTTAATTTTGCATAATAAATAACTAAAAATAAGTAAACACAAATGACCCTTGTTAAAACATTTGAAGAATTTAAAAAACCGTCAGTAATTGATGAAGCTCGTGAAGTTACAAAGATTTCTACTGCTAAACCAGAGGCTGGCGAGTTAAAAAGATGGGATATAGTATTACGTAGTGGAAAAGAAGGATCAGTTGACGAAGCCAATCCATCTAATACAATATTACGTGAACTGGCCCAAGACCCAGATTTTAAAAATTGGTGGAATGCCCCAGCTGATGAAACTAAAGATGGAATTAAAATCCCAAATCATAATTTATTGGCTATTATTGATTTAGGCGTTCAAAATAAAACTAATTTAATTGGACAAACTGTTTTTAAAGCACAGGTTGCCTTTTTACCTTACGCGACAGATCAAATCGAAGGATCTGGCGGAATGTGGGTTGCATACGATGTTACAAAAGTTCCACATAGAGCAAGTGTTGCAGTTGAAGGCTCAGCGGTTGAACTTGCTGCTTGGAATAAAACAGATTTGCCTAATTTAAGAGTTATTAATGATAATAAAAGAATAATGGCGCTAGGTAAAAATGGAAAACCTATAGAATCAAATTTAGTTAGCCCATCATATGTTGAAAAAAATGCTGCACAGACTAGCTCAGCGAATGTGGCAACCGTACCGGGTTCAACAACTGCTACAACTCCAAGTTCAACTAGCTCTACAACTCCAGGTTCAACAACCACGCCAAGTTCAACTAGCGCTACGGCTAACACCTCAGCTGGATTAAAAGCAACCCAAACTTTTGACCAAAAAATTCAAGATCTACAGAAAAAAATTATTGCTAGTGGAAATGCCGAAGCAGCCAAAGCAATTAATGATAAGGGCGGAGCTATTGGTAAATACGGAAGTGGAACAGCTAAAGCAATTGCAATTTTAGTTGGTACTCCAAATACTCCAATTACTGAAATTACTCCAGAAATAGCTGCTAAATTAGATGCAGCCCTAAAGAATGTAACTCCTGAACAAATTGCTGCAGTTAAAGCGCCTGCTGCAGTTAAAGCGCCAGCTGCTAATCAAGCAAAAACTGCAAATTCAGTAGCTACAAATAAAGTTGCACCTGCAACCACGGTAACCACTAAAAAGGGCAACTTAACATTTTAAAAATAAAATCTATTTATGAATATTTTAAATTACGCGAGAGGCTTAGAGCTATCAACCTATAATAAAATCAACGAGTCTGCAATTTTAGAAGCAGATGCTAATCCAACCAAAGCCCTTGAGCAAATAAAAAGCGGAAAGGCCGGAGGCACATATGCAGCTCAATGGAATCAAGTTCAAACTGCGGTTGTTGCTGGCCATGAAGCTGACCAACCTACCGGAAAGGTAATGGTTAAACACGATAATGGTGCTGATATGGTTACAGTTAATTGGAAAATTACAAACGGTAAAGTTGATCTTTCAGTAGACGGTGCAGCAGTTGCCGCAACCGGTCAAATGGTTAATATTGAAAAGCTTTCAACATACGACCCAAAGGGTAAGATGAATGAATTTATTGCTGCACTAATTACCGTATCTATTGAAAAATTTGGAAAGACTTGGGATAAAGCTCACATGGATTGGGTTAATGCTCAAATCAATAAGTGTAAAGCATTGGGTGGATTTTATGGTAGAATTGGCGATTATGCAACTAGCCCATGTTTAGTCGGAGATGGAGACATTTTTACACCATGGATAAATCCGTTAAGTGGAGGTGATCGCCCAACCCAAATCGATGCAATTGGAAAGGTTAATAAAATTGCAGGATCTGCCGCAACTGATGCTCAAGTTAATATGATACTTCAAGTAATTAATTTAAAGACTCAAGAATCAATAATCAGCCAGACTGATGAAAAGGCAATTCATGGACTTTACATGTTAATTTCCCCAAAATATACAATAGGCCAGTTGCAACGAATGTATGATGCAATTGCCGGAGCTTCATCTGGCGGGATATTTTATACCCTGAAAAGCAGCGGCGCAACCAACAATATTTCGGTAACTGATAAAGCAAAATTTGCTCAATGGTGCATTGGAGTTAGAGGAAATCAGCACAGTGCAGATATGCTTGCGGAATACCGCTTTGACATAGCCTCATACACTGCTAGTTTAGCTGCAATTAAAACATCTTTAGTATAATAGTCCCATGCTAATTATAAATGTAAAAGAAAATGGAACTTTAGACAGGGCTCTTAAAGTTTTAAAACGCAAATTTGAAAAAACTGGTACGGTGAAGCAATTACGTTCACGAAAGGAATTTATAAAACCAAGTATAAAACGTAGAGAAGAGATTCGTAATGCGGAATACCGTCAATCTCTAAACAATGATTAAAACATTTTCTAATTTCTTGGCAGAAAAAAAGAAATATTCAGATGCGGCTGGTGTAGCTATTCTTTATCAAAAAAAGATTCTACTAGTTCATCCAACCAATGGCAGTTGGACCAAACCAATTATGGGAATTCCAAAAGGCAAAATTGAAGTTGGAGAAGAAATTCTTGATGCTGCGCTTAGAGAACTTCTTGAAGAAACTGGAATTAGGCTCTCACCTGATAAATTAGAGCCGGCTGTTGAAACTGTTCAGGTTTTTGATAAGGCCGGCGACTATAAAAACTCACTTCATTATTTTATTTGTAGAATCTCAGAGCTTTCTGAAATTGGACTAGATGGATTGACTATTCCAAAGAGTCAATTACAGCCAGAAGAAATAGACTGGGCCGGCTTTATTGATGTTAAAGACGCCTATTCAAAGGTATCTAGAGCACAATTAATAATTTTAGATAGAATTTCCTAAAACTCCTTCACCATTTTTAGTAAAATAGCTAAACAACAAATTTTATATAAAATGGAAAATCAACACGAATTAATTACTGATGAACTAGTAATGGACGAAGCTACCGTAGCTATCGAAGAACCTCAAATGGAAATGGCACCAGACATGGTAATGGAAGAGCCAACTCAAGAACCCCAAGCTGAAATGTCAGAATTAGACATGTTAATCAACAAAAGAACTGGATTTTTCCAAGTTAATTTGGACATTAAAGATTTAAAATGGATTAAAAATTCATGTAATGACGGTAAATTTGGATTCACTGGCCCAAATGAAGCGTTTATGATTATGAATTGTTTCATGGGATTCTCTTCTGCTATTGCACGTCTTGAACAAGAAGACAAAGACTCGGAATCAGCTGGAGTTCAAATCCAAGCTTCTGCAGTTGAAGCGGCAGCCATCCTTATTAATAAATTCGAAGGTTCAAGTTTAGAATCAGCTCAACGAATTTTTAGAATTGCGATTGCACTTAACACTCCAGTAATGGAAATGAAGCAGCTTGATCAAATCATTAACCAAATTAAATTGGAAAATGCAAAGCAGGACGAACTTACTAAGCAAGAACCTCAAGCCTAATTTTTTTAAATTTTTATTAAAAGCCGCGTCAGCGGCTTTTTTTGTTTAGTATAATAACCGTATGACAAACCAAGATTTTAAATTAGTTGCACAATTCATTGACGAAATGAAAGCGACTTCTTCAACAAACGATAAGAAAGAGATACTTAAACGTTACGATACTCCAGTATTACGTAAGCTGTTTGAATACGTCTATTCTCCATTTAAACAGTATTATGTTACTTCAGATAATTTAAAGAAACGTCAGGATCTTAGTTTTGATAACTATGATGATCTATTTGATTTACTTAATGATCTGGATGCAAGGCTAATCACAGGTCACAATGCTATTCAAGTAGTTAATGGTTTTATTGCTAAAAATCAGGAGTTCGCGGAGGTCATCTATGATGTGATAGACCGAAACTTAAAGACTAGAGCAACTACTACCTTAATTAATTCAGTAATGCCAGGTACAGTACCTACATTTGATGTTGCCCTAGCTGAGAAGTTTGATGGTAATGAAAAAAAGGTAAACTTTGAGTCTGGAGAATGGTGGGCAAGTCGTAAGCTTGATGGAGTTCGTTGTATTACCGTAATTGACGAACATGGCGAACCTAAGTTTTATTCACGAGCTGGCAACGAATTTTTAACGCTTTCAATCTTGGCTCAAGATATTAAGAGGCTTGGATTAAAGAATAAAGTATTGGATGGAGAAGTTTGCGTTATGAAACCTGGCGGACTTGAAGATTTCCAGGGGGTTATCAAAGAAATTGGTAGAAAAAACCATACTATACAGAATCCAAAATATTATGTGTTTGATTTTTTAGAATCATCTGAATTTTGGAATCAAGCCGGAGACGTTTCTCTTTCAGCCCGACTAATCATCTTAAATGCAATTGTAACTGGCCTAACCTATGCTGAACCATTACCCCAATTTCAAATAAAATCAATTGAGGAATTTGAAAAGATTGTGGCTGATGCAACTGAAATGGGTTATGAAGGTGTAATGATGCGTAAGGATATTGGATACGAAGGCAAGCGCTCAAAGAATCTACTTAAGGTTAAAAAGATGCATGATGCAGAATATGTAGTAATCGATCTTGAATCTGACGTAAATCGTATTATTGATATGGGTAAAGAAGTTGAAGAGCTTATGCTAAAAGCCGTAATTGTAGAACACAAAGGTAATACAGTTAGAGTAGGTTCAGGCTTTAATCTTGAACAAAGACGACACTATCACGAAAACCCAAATGAAATTTTAGGTAAAACAATTACTGTACAATTCTTTGAAGAAACTACTGATCAACATGGTGCTCACTCACTAAGATTTCCAGTATTTAAAGCAGTTCACGGTCAAAAGAGAGAATTTTAATTTAATATATGAGCAAACGAATAATTTTAGTCGGCAAAGCCGCAAGCGGAAAGGATTTCCTTCGCAAAAAATTTGAAGATCGCGGGTTTAAATACGCAATCAGTTACACAACAAGACCTCCAAGAGAAGGTGAGGTACATGGAAAAGATTATTTTTTCATGACCCGGCCGCAGGCTCAAGACATGATTGACACCGATCAATTTTACGAATGGGTTGCGTTTAATAACTGGATATACGGAACAACCGTTGACCAATTTGAACAAGACGATCTTTTTATTATGACCCCGTCTGGTTTAGCCCATTTATCTGATGATGCACGTAAAGAGTCACTTGTAATCTTTTTTGATATAGATGAAGAGATTAGACGGCAGCGTATGATTAGCCGTAATATGCCAGGAGATTCAGTTGAACGTCGACTTGAAGCAGACCGCAAAGATTTTGAAAATTTTACTAACTACGATATAAAAATAACTAATCACGATTTCTAATATGGCATTTGAATTAACAGGGGTAATTATCGAAATATTCCCAGCACAGACATTTAACAAAGGCTTTCGCAAAAGAGAGTTTGTAATTGAATCAGGGGACAAGTACCCACAAAAAATAATATTTGGATTAGTCCAAGATAAATGCGATATGATCGATTCATACGGCATCGGAGACACTGTCTCTATTTCGTTTGACGTAAAAGGTAGAGACTGGACTGATAAGTCTGGTCAAACCAAATACTTCAACAGTCTTGAAGCTTACCGAATTAGTGGTCAGCAACGCGCATCCACTAAAAGTAAAAAAGTTGAAGAAGAGGACGAAGATGATGAAATCTTCCGCAGTCTTGGAATTGACACAGGTCCTAAAAAATCAGCCGCTCCAGCTAATCCATTTAGTGATGATAGCGATTTACCATTTTAATCCATATACATATGAAATATATTTCAATTGATATTGAGACGACTGGCCTTAACCCAGAGTCTTGTCAAATTCTTCAAATCGGTGCAGTGATTGAAGACACTCAAAAGCCTGTACCTTACGATCAGCTACCTAAGTTTCAGTGTATCATTGAACATGAAGCTTATGCTGGAAGTTCATTTGCGCTTTCATTAAATTCATGGATCTTAAAAATTCTTGGCGGTCTTGAGAATAAAACCAAGGAAGAGCGTTTGGCCTATCGAAAAGAGCATAATATTTTACCTGCCGGGCTTGTTGCCAAATCTTTTCAAATGTGGTTAATCTCAAACGGATTTCCATGTGAAGCGACTGGTGGTGTAAAGATTAATGTTGCCGGTAAAAACTTTGCAAGTTTTGATAAAGTATTTCTACAGAAACTTCCAAACTGGATGAGTTCAATTCAAATGAGGCAACGTATCCTGGATCCAGCTATTCTATTAATGGACTGGCACACTGACGAGAGTTTACCAAATTTACAGACATGTATGGATCGATGCGAGCTATCTGGAGAAGTAACCCATGATGCTTTGCAGGATGCATTAGATGTAGTTAGAGTCATCAGGTCAGTTACGAATGGTTACCAATCACCCAACAAATTTTAATTAACTAGGATGAATATTTTAAAACTAAAGGAGTGTCTATTACTATTTGCTATTCAGCTTGTGCTATATGGAATTCTATGTATAAATTTTAGAGCAGTTGCTGAAACTCAATATCACTTAGCAGCAGTTAGTGATTTTACAATAGCTTCACTAAACTTTTTTGTAATCCGAAAAATTGCAAAGAGCGAAGATTCACTACACCAATGGTTTGGTTATGTTGCCGGCTCAGTAGCAGGTTCGTATTTAGGTATTTGGCTATCGGTTCAGCTTGCCAATACAATTTTGTAGTATAATAACTACATGAAAGATACTAACGTCCGTTTGGGTTATTGTTGCATTAACTTGTCATTAGCCGACCAAAAAATTACAGCCAATCGAGGTATGATCCGTAAAACCTTTCAGGAAAAGGGCCTTGAATATTGTGCCGAGCTTGCACATCAAAATATAAAAGATGTTCTAAAAATTCTGGAATGGAATTTAGCCAATGGCATTTATGTGTACAGAATGTCAAGCGATATTTTTCCATGGATGTCAGAATATGAAATTCAAATGCTGCCACATTTTCCTGAAATTTTATCAGACATGCAAGAGATTGGCAAGTTTGCAGTTGCAAATAATATCAGGGTATCAATGCACCCAGGCCAGTTCGATGTCTTGCCTTCTCCTAGAGCCGATGTTGTTGCAAAAACCGTAAAGGATCTGGATCAGCACTGCGAAATTATGGATCTTATGAAGTTGCCAACCAATGTAGGTTTCCCAATCAATATTCATATTGGCGGTACTTATGGCGATAAAACGGCAGCAGCTAAACGTTTTTGCGAGAATTTTCAACTACTTAAACCAAATACCAAAGCCAGGCTGGTTGTAGAAAATGACGATAAGGCTACTCAATATTCAGTAGTCGATCTATATCAATTGGTGTATCTTGAAATAGGTACTCCTATTACTTTTGATTTTCATCATCACCGGTTTAATACTAGTGATCTTACTGAAGAGGCTGCGCTTAAGCTGGCTGCTACCACTTGGCACGGCCATACTCCGCTTACTCATTATTCAAGTAGTAAAAAAACATTCGAGGATCCAAGCGTAATTGCGAGGTCTCATGCTGATTACATTTATGAGCAAATAAATAATTATGGTCAGGCAATAGATATTGAAATTGAGGCAAAGGCCAAAGACTTAGCTGTACTTAAGTATCGCGAAGGTTTTAGCTCTTTACTTGAAAGCTATTTAGAGTTTGACGATAAGAGACTATTTGAAAAAATCGAAGCATAATGGCTGACGAAACAACTCAAGGCTGTGGTTGCAGCAATAACCAACCAGTTCCACAAACTACTGTGCTTAGTAGAATCATGAATAAAGTATTTGTGAATGATACAGAAAAAGACCGTCGAATGGCAATTTGTAAAGAGTGTCCGCATTTTGGCGAGATCCTAACCCAGTGCGGTATATGTGGCTGTTTCTTAGAGGCCAAGACCAGACTGGTAGGCTTTCATTGCGCACTAGATCAAATTGGCGAGGAACCTAAGTGGTAATAAATAAATTTGAAATTTTAGAAATTTCCTGGCGAACTTAAGTTAGTGAGCTTGAAAAAATAGACACATATGGACGGTGATAGTCGAAACACGAAGAAGAACCCTATTTGGGAATCTATCAACCTGGAGCATGATGCTTGCCCTATTTTTCAATCCATTTGGCTTCGATATTGTCCAATTTTGGCTAATCGAAGCAACTGGCAGCTTGTGGCGAGCCAATTTCGTTATGTACTGTATTGCGGCAGTATTCTTTGGATCCTCTATCTACTTTCGTTGGCGTTATAAAAAACTATCTGTATGAGAGACTGTTTATCCCTAATCAATACTACCCTAACCAAAGATGGAATTGACCATCAAGTTAAAGACATCAGCGTTAGTTGCCTAAATCATACCTATATTACAGTCCACTGTAGTCAAACTGACTGCCGTGTTAATTATAAATTCACAGATTTTCAGTCCTTCTTAAACGACAATGGATTCTCATTAAGAGAATCCATTGCTAAAGAATATCAGTTTAAAGATTAGATTCCGTAAATCGTAGAAATTGCTGCATAGTTTGCAGTTGCAAGGTTAGGAACGTCACTTATTGCTTGTCCCGCATTCCCGTATTCATAAGCTTTAAATCCATAAACTCGAGTAGTTGTTGCATGGGTTAGAGCAATAGCAGATTCACATAAACACAAACTTGGAACCGATCTTGAAGCTAAGCCTGAGCCGCTTACCGCTGGCATTCCCATATCTACACCATTTATCCAAAGTTTGGCGTCGTTTGGATCTTCTGCGCCAGCTGGAACATATGCAACCATATGAAATATTCCAGCGTTTTGTAGTGGTGCTAAATTACGAAATTCCATATTAGTATTACCGGATTTTACAGTAATTTTTAGGTTGTCCACTATAATTGAAATACTATCGTTTAGCGTGCCTACTAAATAGTGGCCATTTAAGTCTCGATCTTGATAGAATACTCCCTCTACTACTAGAGATCCATTGAAGTTATTACCAGTGGCATTTCTAAGATTTGGTGTTTCTAATCTACCGTTATTACCGCCTGTCTCAAAATAACCTACGAAACTTCCAGCACTTGGAGCAACAAATGCACCGTCAACTGCTCCAAAATTATTGTTACTAATTAAATCATAAACCGCAATATCAGTTCCTGGATAACTTGCTAGGAATCCTAATTCAATATTTGCCGCACATTCAGGAGGTAGTAAATATTCAGGATATTTTGTGTTAACTAACATGTATTGATAAGTACCAATTAGCCAGGCAATAGCTGTTGCATAATCTGCAAATAATTCGTAATTATTTGCTGATCTTTCAGGTAAACGACTAATTAGTTCAGTAATATTTGCTTGAGATTGACCACTAATCCAATGAATTGAAGGTACCGCAGCTGCTTGAGTATCAACTCCGCGGCTATACGTGTCAGTATAGATTACCGTGTTTATTCCTGGGTTAATACCTGCCCGCCAGTTGTTGTTTATTAGAGTAGTGTAGTCTTTACGAACTGTACCTAATGAAACTGGGCCGAAACTAACGGCATCTCTATTTGGTCGATTTAATCCATTGTAACATACTGGATTGGTGTAGCTTACTGCCATAATGTATAAAAATTATTTTAGGTTATTTATTTGGCTACTTTTAAAATTTTTTCAAAAACTTTTTGGCCAGACTAGATATAATAAATAGACTTTACAATAATCGTTCTTTAATTTACGTTGGAAAAACCTAGTAGGAAGTCATGATCCTGTTAGGAGTATGTGCCAGAACAACCTGATTGTAAAACAGGTAATGGTTTAGATTAGGAGGATGCTCCGCAAGGGCTGGATGAAACCAGCAGATCAAACGATCAACTTGAACCAGTTAACCACTGGAATCTAAGGTTTTGATATACATATTCGGTATTTTGCAATCGGCATACGGGTATAAAATAGTCCCGTTAAATGGCTGAATAATCCTTTGCTAGGTGGGATAAAGCACTCGTACTGTTGTGGTTAACACGATAGTGATTCAAGCGGATCCAACTTGCTTTGAGTCGACTCTGACAGGAGTGTACGAAGGTTGTCGTTATAACGCAAGCTCAGCATCAAATTGGAGGTAAACCCTACCCCTCTCATACGTTTTTTCCGACGATACCAAGGCTAGCCGTAAAAAAGCTAGCCTTTTTTTTGTTTACAGAGTATAATAATATTACTATGGGATTTAACAAATATTTTGTACCTGAACCAGCCGAAGTTGCTAGACAGGTAAAATTAAACGGGCCGACTCAATTTATTAATCGTAAAATTGATGCAGTAATTGGCAATTCAACCAGTATAGATATGATGGATCATATTTACGAAAAGTCAAAAACTGGCCAGACTGACAATCAAATCTTGAAAAGTCTAGTCGAAAAATTTCCGGTATATTTTAATGCCTAGTCCAGCCAGAGCAAAAGAAGTCTGCTTAATAACAGCTGTCACTGGAGAAGCCCAAACTCATCTATGCGTTATTGGTACGTTTAGGGGAGCCTATAAAATTGCACTGTTTGAAGCTGCAATTTCTTTTCCAAATTTAACAGAACGCGCTGCCCAGACCCTAATGAATCAAACTGGCTCAGTTAAACTTTGGGATACCAAAAAGTTTGCATATGAAGAAGAGGCCAGGTGGTCGCCAATTGGAAAGATAATTTCAGTCTGTAAAGTTCCAGTAAAACATACATAAAAAAAGAGAGCAATTGCTCTCTTTTTTATTTAAGTAAGTTAGGTTATTCGATTAGGCCTAGAATCTTTGATTCTTGAACCGCTTCTAATTGACATGGGGAAATTCCTTCACCAAATCTTTTTAATAATTTTTCTTCGGCTTCTCCAATTGAAGTTGCTTCAACCAAGTACTGTTCACGAATTTTTTTCGTTTTGCCGTTGTCGTCTTCCGACTCAAATCTTAATTTTGCTAGATAATACATATTGCTTTTAAATTTATGTTATGTTATACTAGTAAATTATCGAGTAGTTTTACGAGGGTTTAAAGATTGAGGCATTTTACCAGTTTCCATATTAGTATCTTTTTTAGAACCATTTAACACTCCATTGTCTGGAATATTATTTGTCTTTGCAAATACCTTTTTCTTATTCATAGACTCTTCAGTTTTCTGTGCAGATTTTAAAGCACCTGGAGCTGGATAACCTTTTTCTCCTGGCTTTGCAGGTTTTTCTCCACGCTTTCTTTTTGCATTAATATTATCCCATAAACCTTTTTTCTTTTCGGAAATTTCTAGGCTTGCTAATAGTGCATCAGACTCGTCTGCAAAACTTTGAGCAATATCTTCTCCAAATTCGTCATAAATTTTTGTAATAAGATCATTTTGTAAATCTTTAATTCGGCTTGCCGTTTCATACTTATTGGAGTGTTGATCAATTTCAACTGGCTCATTTGTATAGTTACTAGCTAATTCAATTAGATCTTTTGAAATATTATGGTAAAAAGAATCCGATTTTGTATTTGGTGCTTGGTGGAATTCATCGTAACTCTCTTCAAAGCTTTCAAATAGTGCAATGTAATTTTTCATTTGTTTTTGGTATAATTTTATAAACTTATTTATCTAATGCCAGAAGGTCCGGAATGCAGACGAGTTTACGAGGGAATCTCGGAAATCGCTAAAACAAAAACAATTAGTCAATTTGAGGTGCTAGGTGGCCGTTTCCTAAAAAGGGCTCCCGATCTTAACGTTAAAACATCGGTGCCAGTCCGTGTGACCGGCGGTGGAGTTAAGGGCAAATTCATCTGGCTGGAATTTAGTGACGAGACATGCCTCTGGATAACACTGGGAATGAGCGGGTACTGGTCAACTGGCCTTAAGCCTCATAGCCATTTCCGAATAGGTTTTGAGGATGGTACGTCTCTGTATTTTGTTGATCAGCGCCGATTCGGTACCTTAAAGTTCACACTGAAGTCAGAGCTTTCAAAAAAATTGGAGAGCCTTGGGCTTGACATGTTAAACGATCAAACTTCCAGCATGTATGATTTTGTTAGAAAGGTTGAACTGCCTAAAGTTCAGAAAAAAACTGTTGCAGAAGCACTAATGAATCAGTCCTTGTTTGCTGGCATTGGTAATTATATTAAATGTGAAATGCTCTATCGCTCTAAAATATCTCCATATCGATTGGTGCAAGATTTAACACAAGATGAGATCTGTCAATTATGGAATTGGGGTAAATTAATAATGAAAGCTTCATACGATCAAGGCGGAGCAAGTATCAGAAATTATCGCCAAGTAAATGGAGAAGCTGGCGACTTTACCTTTGAGTTTGAAGTCTATGCTCAAAAACAGGATCCATTAGGCAATGTAGTGGTTAGGGAAGAAACACCAGACGGTCGCACAACACATTGGGTTCCAAGTCTACAATCATAGTATAATAAAAACATGAAAGATATTATTGACTTAGGCAATCTAGTATTTAATCAGCTAGTAAAATCACATGGGGAACTTGAAGAGTCTAGGACCCTGTTTCTTTATGGAATCACAGTTGGTTCAGATTGGCAAGTATTGGGTTCAGTAAAGGTCGTAATAATTGACCAAACTGGAGTATCAATTAATTTTGAAGATCCTGTAATTACTGAGGTAAACAGTCAATGGAAACAAATAATTACAAATCGCCAAGGAGTTAAAGCAGCAGCTGAAATTTCAAAAATAAAATCAAATAATAAACAATTTAAGGACGGGGAAACCTATGAATTTTGGCAAAACGAAGGTCCTTGGAGAGAAATAAATTTTTAACTATGAACAAAGAAGAAGCAAAAGACCTATTAATCAAAGTATTATACAGTCAAGTAATGGACTTATCAATGATGTCTAAAATTGAATTAGGTGATGACGTAATCGCTGAAATTAAACGACTTAACCAAATTATTAATGAACCGTTTTAATTATGAATAGTTTAGATAAACAATATCAAGCACTACTCCAAGATATTTTAGATAATGGAGTAACCAAATCTGACAGAACAGGAACTGGTACGATTTCGGTATTTGGAAGACAAATCAGACACAAAATGTCAGAAGGATTTCCTTTACTTACAACTAAGAAGATGCCATTTAAAACTATTGTAACTGAATTGTTATGGTTCCTACGTGGCGATACTAATATCAAGTTCTTAGTTGATAACGGATGTCATATTTGGGATGGTGATGCATATAAGAATTATGAAAAGACCGTTAAGCTATCAATTGATAAAGCTACTGACGAGGGTATACTTAAAGAGGCAACTGATTACAATATTCTAAGTAAAGAAGGATTTATTGAACGTATTAAAACAGATGATGAGTTTGCTAAGAAGTGGGGGGAGTTAGGTTCAATTTACGGTAAGCAATGGAGAAAATGGAACAAAGTAAATTTTGATAACATGATAGTAGATTACAGTGGAGACAATACTGGATATACCTTACATGAACCTATAGACCAAATAGCAAACCTAATCAACGACCTTAAAACAAATCCAGACTCAAGACGATTGATGGTTAGTGCTTGGAATGTGGGTGAATTAAACCAAATGGTTCTCCCACCTTGTCATTATGGATTTCAAGTTTATACGAGAGAGTTGAGTTGGGAAGAAAGAGAAGACTATGGTTATAAGATAAATATAGATGGAATATTAACAAAAGAATGGGCTGACAAGTTACGTTTACCGACAAGAGCAATCTCTTTAATGTGGAATCAACGTTCAGTAGATACGTTTTTAGGTTTACCATTCAATATTGCTTCTTATGGATTGTTATTGGAAATCATTGCTACTTCAGTTAATATGGTACCTGACGAATTGATAGGAAATTTAGGTGATACTCATTTATATTCAAATCATATTGAACAAGCAAAAGAACAAATTGGAAGAAAATATGACCATGAAGAACGGGGGTCTATGTTGAAAGATGCAATGGGACCGGTCGCGTACCAGTCAGCGGTTGCTGAACTAATGCCATTCGGCGGAGGTCTTTCTGAATATTATGATATTTATAAGATTCCATATTATAGTAGAGTACCGTTTGAATTACCTTCTTTAAATATTAATACTGAGTTTTGGGCTAGAGAAACTGAAGATGGCCCAATAGAGGCAATCTCAATATTTAATAATTTCACTGATGATAATTTTTGTAAGTGTTTATTGGAGGAAGATATTCAATTAGGCAATTATCAATCACATCAATCAATTAAAGCGCCTTTATCCAATTAAGATATGGAAATTAGAAAAATAACATATAAGGAAGTTGATCATGAATTCAGCGAACTTAAGCCTGATCTATTAGACGAATATGCAACTTATTATGGGTGCTTTATTAAAGATGAATTGGTTGGAGTAGTTTCATATGTTGAACACGCTGCTGTAATTTATCTTTGTCATGCATACGTTAAAGAAGAACACAGAAGTCAGGGTATCTATAAATTATTGTGGAACTATAGAGACTCTAAAATAAAAGAATCAGATAAATCTATTTATGCACACTGTAATGTTGATAGTTTAAAATATTTTATCAACAACGGATATGCAATTGAAAAGGCCCTATTTAAAGTAGTTAAATTATGAAGAAAGTATTAAGAATTGAACCGTATTGTTATAAAACATGGTCACCAGTCTTTAAGCAAATTGGCTTAATTTCCCCGTATATTACATATAATCCAGAAGGTCACTTTATTGAATCTGGAGTTAGCTCTTGGCTATTAATAGTAAGTTTTAATATACTCATTTGGGATTTTGGATTCAGGATCTATTATGATCTTGAATATTAGGCAGTTTCAGTTGAGTCTAATGAACTTGCAAAAGCTTTTGCTTTTTGTAAACCTGCTGAAACTACTGCTCCATTTAACGAAGTTCCCCAACCTGCATTTGCTCTAATATAGTCAGTAACTGCTGAATCTAAATCCGAATAGTTATTTGGATTTTTACCGTGTCTCTTAAATGAATCTATGAAATACAGGATTGCAAATTCTGCTGCAACTTCAGGTTTTTCAAGAAGTTCAGGATTTTTAACAATATTAATATTACCTAAAGACTGATTTGAACTATTATAAATCTTTTGTAAGTTTTCGTAATTTCCTTTAAATGTTATTCCGTTAAAACCTCTTCCTCTGTATTTTTCTCCATCTCCGGATTCAGTATTACCGTTCATTCCTCCATACACAGCTTCCCAAAATTTACTGTCAAAGCCAGCTTTACCCAATTGTCTCCAACCTTCAATTTCTTCATCTGCGTATTTTGAAATTCTGGCTCCAAATACCTCTTTCATTCTTGCAATTGGCGTACTAAAATAGGAAGTTTCACTACCTCCTTTTGCTGACTCTTTTGAAATTACTCCTAAAATTGCTTTACGTGCAAATTCATTAGTTATTCCATTTTTGTCCATTGATTTTTCTAATGCAACCATATTTTCTTTTGGAAAGCCTCCTTCCGCTTTAAAATTAGTACCCTTACCTGCAGTCAATGAAGTTGAATATTTGTCTAAATCAGCTTGAGAAAAATTCTTTTCTTTTAATTTTGTAATAAGTCTCTTAATTAAGTCTGAGTCAATTACAATACCGCTGCTAGATAAATTACTAGCGGTTGCTTCTGCGCCAGTCAACCCAGTAACTTCAATTGGGTCATCCGTCTTTACATTAGACGTTCTTGAATTTTCTGGACGAGTTCCATAAGACAGGTGAAAGTGTCCAGCAGTTGCGGCCTTAGTTGGATTAGAGTATTCATCAATGTAACTGAAACCTGGAGTACCATCAGATACTCGGTTTAACACAGAAATCATTTTACTACGAGAGTCTTCTGTATTTGGAGTAACTACAAGATCGACCGCTTGACCTTTTGTATGTCTACTAACATAAGATAAATTGTGATGAAATGCATCATTTCCACTAGTTACTTTAACTTGGATATTAGGCGCAATCTTTTTAAATTCAGATAATACTACTTCAGCTATTTTTTGAATATCATCTGTAATATCTCCACCGCTACTAAGCTCTTTTGATTTTTCAGCATACCCTAGATCGGAAAGTTTATCTCTTAATTCGTCAGCATTTGATGCTTCAGTTAGTGTATTTTTAAAGTCAGTATATGATTTAATTTTGATCATTATATTCCCTGATCTTTTTTAGTATCCTCATTAAATTTCTTTATTGCATTGGCTGTTTCTGGTCCAAAATAACCGTCTACTCCAAATTTCGGAAGTGGATAACCTAAGAAAATTAGGGCAGTTTGAATATTTTCAACCATCTTTGAATACTGCATTTCTCCTAATTTTTGAACCGGTACAGCCTTATTTGCTCCTGCGAAGTCTTCAAGGGTTTTATAAAATTCAGAAATTTTATCGTCAATTAAATCCTGATTATCGGTATTGCCCTGCTTCTTGACTGTGCCTTCTTCGCTTTTACCAGTTAGCCAGTCTAAGAAACCGCCTTCATTAAGATTTGAATTAAATTCTGTAAATGTCTTAATCATGTTAAACTTTAAATGTTTATTGTGTAATAGATACTAAATTATTTATCTAATGTCTGAATCAATTAAACGAGTTGTGCTGAATGGATTTCGATACTATCAAGTATCTGACTCAACTGGAATACTTGGAACTTTCCCAAGTGTAACCTCTGTACTTGGAGATACCTCTGATAAATCTGGACTTGATGCTTGGAGAAACCGTATAGGTCACCAAAAAGCTGATCAAATCGGCCAAGATGCAGCTAACCGAGGAACTGTGATGCACCGGTTATGCGAAATTTATCTTAATCTGCCGCAGTCGATGTCTGCAAAAGACAGACTTGAGGACACTTTGTCCTTGGCCAGAATAGATGATGAAATTGATCAATTTGATAATCGGGCAAAAATTGTGGGAGGCATGCTCTTCTATAATTTTATAAAATCAAATTCATTTGACGAAATTAAACGAGTAATTGCTCAAGAGCGATTCTTATGGACGGCTAGAGATGGTGGATTTGCTGGCACAGTTGATAATGTTTCTGAATTAATAACTGGCGACCATGCAATTGTAGATTTTAAGACCGCTCGTAAACCCAAGGAAGAAAAATGGATTGAAGATTATAAGCACCAAGTCGCAGCATATTCGGTTGCAGTTTGGGACCGTATGCAGGTTAAGACAGTTACTTGTAGAATTTGGATTTCAAACGAATTAAACTTAGCTCCACAACACTTTAGAATGGACTCTAGTGAAATGAGAGAATACTATTTTAAATTCAGAGAAAGATTGGCAGAGTTCTATCGAAAGAATCCGCCAATTGTGATTTAGACAATCTCAGTCCTGTCAGTTATCTTTCTTAAAAGATCTAATCTAACTGGAGTAGGTCTTTCAGCTCCACCAAATGTTCGTAAGTAAATAAACGGCTGATTTGCAGTATTTCTGGTTGTATAATCGCATTTAGATAAAATACCCCAATTGTTTTGGTGATTTGCGATATAGTAGTGATCTCCAGCTCTTGCCATTAATTTATCCTGTTCTGTAACTGGTTCAAGGCCTAGTGCAATTAATCCCATTCCAACAAATGGACCTTCAACCATTTTACCAGTAACTACATTAACTAGCATAATATTACGCGGATTACTTATTAATTCCTGCGGGCTTTCAACTGACCTTGTTGCTCTGCCTAGTCTTTCAATCGCGACAAATACTGGAACTCCAGCGGCTCCTCTAAGAGAGGCCTGTTGAGGTTCTGCTAGAACTACAAATTTTGCAAAATTACCAGTTCTGATTTTCTTAAGCAAGTCAAGATTCGCCAAGGTTTGGCGATTATTAACAGCCTGTTTTAATTCAGCTCCAGTAAAATCAAGTTTACCAAATAGGGCTTTGTCTGCAGTTCTGGCCAAATTTTGAGAACGATCTCTTTCAATACGTTCTCTTTCTGCTTGAGCTTCCGCATCTCGACGCTGTTGAACTACTTCAGGGCTTAATCTATTAAGAATAAAGAGTTTACCGGCTGGGGTTAGGTTAACTCTATCTAGATCAGGAATATTTTCAATATTTACTTTAACCCATTGTGATTTATCAGTAGTTGTCCGAGTGTCATTTGCATCACCTGGGGTACGTTCGCCAGCTTCAATTCGAATAACATCTGATATACCAGCAGCAATATAAGTCCCGTTGCGTACATCAACTACTTGCCTAATTGGTAAGCTATCGTAGCCTGCATCATACAGGTAGCTTTTAACTACAATAAAGTCGCCAACTTGCCATTCTGCATCTGGGTCTGCGCCGAATTGTCTAATACGAGAAGCAAGGCGTTGTCGAGTTTCAGCCTCTTCACGAGTTCTACGCTCTCTATCTTCGATTGCTTGGCGCTCTGCTCTTTCTCTGTCAAGACGCTGCACTTCTGATCTAGCTGCATTAATTGAGCTAAATCTCTCATTTGATATACGGCCGTCTCGACCTAATGACGCTAAGTACTCATCATCTAACTTTGTTAAAAAAGTATCAGGTAGAATTGAAAGAAGTTCATCGTCAATATCAAATCTGTCCGGTTTTGTGTTATTAAATCCGATTTGGCGTTCAATAAATCTCTCAGCTACATCAATTTTTGATTGAGTACTTATTCCTTTATCCATTGCCATCCAACTTCCTGGACCAATTATTGCTAGCGCATCATCAACTGATGGCGTTCCATCTGGATTTGCTTTATAGTCCAACAATGATCCCCAAGCTTTGTCTTTTTCAGTAGTTCCGCTTGAATTTGATGAAATATAACCTGCATATTTTAATAGTGTTCTGTACAATTTGTAACCTAAGCCTGTACCTCTAAGAGCTGGTCTAATTCCGTCATTTGGGAAATGGCTGCGTTGAAATGAGCTAGGCTCTTCAGTTCTAAGATAAACAGCCGTACCTGATGGATATACGTCTCTCCATTTACCAAAATCCTCTTTCATTCGGCCTTCATCAATTTGCTTGAGTTCCTTGAGTAAATCAACAATAGGTTGTGGAAATCTTGGATAATAATCTCTGGTATTACTAGGCTTTTCCATTGTAATCTCAATTCTAGGAACCTGTTTTAGTGCACGAGTTAAATCTGCTGCAACTTCTGAGTAACTTCTACGAACTGGCTGATTTGCAAGCTGTTGTCTACGAGTAACTGTTTCCTGTCTAGCTCTACCAATATGACTTCCAGCTAATCGCTCAGGGCGTTTAACCCCCATTTCATCAACTAGCCCACCCTGATTAATATTCGATTCATTAATTGCTTCTATAAAAGACTTTGCCATAATTATATAAAAAATACTTTTTAGTTATTTATTCTTGAATCCGGTTAGATAACCATAGTAGAATACTTAAAAAGATCTAGATCATGCAGAAACTCACATTTACTAAACAAGCTATCCTAATTTCATTTTGGGATGAAACTTCTGAAAAATGGATAGACCGAAATATGGCTGATACAAGTTTACCTATCACGTGGTACTTACCGTACGACGTTCATATAGAAAAAAATGTTAAGCTAAAGGACATAATTAATAATTTAACTCCATATGCTGAACAATTAAATTTTGTGTTTCTTGCATATCTTAATGGCGTTCAAGTTGAAGACCTATTTACTGAATTATTAAGTCGACCGGCTGAACCGCATGATCTTAAAATAGACGCGATTTGCCTATTATGGATGGGTCAAGTAAAACCAGTGCCGGATGTTGATGACTCAAAAATATACACATTTCCAGCACTACTTGCCCTGGAGATGATTGACGAAGAAGATGATGGTGCAGAAGATGAGTTGCACAGCATTTACGATATAACAATTGACCAATTGCTAAATACCCAAATTGTTATTGATGATTTTTTGGAATATTATGATGATGACTCCCGTAATGATGATGCAATATTTAGTGGAATAACTGATTGGACTTTCTTTGATTTTATGAGAACTGTATTAAGCGAACTTGTTCTTTATAGCTTTACCACTGATATAATTAAAAAGTCTGACTTAACCGCTAATCCAATCGGCCCAGCTGAACTATTTGATCATCTTGATAAACTGGATAAATTTTTCAAGGATGAACCAACTGATTTAGATTAATGGTAATATAACATGCGGTTGAAAGCCTCTAAGCTTTTATGGTATATTATATTAAGTATGAGATCAAAGAAAATAAAAACTTTTTATACGCCAAAACAGGTTTTGGAAAATGACAAGACTTCTAATTATAGCAAGTCTCCATTAAAACCTAAACTTCTTTTGGCATATTTAAAACAGAAAAAACTTCTTGGAAATTTTTCAATAACTGATGATTTTAGGCCATTTACTAAAACTGATTTTAGAATGGCTCATCATAAAAGTTATGTGGACGATTTTTTTAATGGGACAGGTTTGTGCAATTCAAATTCATTAGCCTGGTCAAAACAGTTTGCTGAATCAATTAGATACACAAATTCATCCCTATACTCAGCAATCAGGAATTCAATAGTTAATCCAAACCAGGTTAGTTTCAGTCCAACTAGTGGATTCCACCATGCTAGGCCAAGCGGCGGAAGCGGTTTTTGTACATTTAGTGGTCAAGTAATTGCATCACTTAAAATCTATAATGAATTTGCGTTTAGTGGAGCCTATCTTGATTTAGACGGTCATTTTGGAAATTCAATTGAAGACAGTCGTGCATTTTGTAAAAACTTAAATAAAGCAGTTCCATTAGATTTTAATATTAATCCACAGGGTTATGATTCAGATTACTTAGCCGATCTTGCAAAATGGTTAGAGCGATTAAAACATGCTATCCTTACCGATAAAATTCAATATGTAGTTTGGTGTCATGGTGCAGATTCACATGCAGATGATAATTTAGGAAGGCAATGTGATACTGACCACTGGATTGCATGTTCAACTCTTTTTTGGAAATGGGTAAAAGAAATGGATAGATTATTAGGAAGACCATTACCTATATCATGTGCTCTATTTGGTGGATATCGCGAAGATGACTATAATTCAGTCTTAAGTTTACATACCAGCGATTTTGTTGAGTGCCTTAAAGAATTACTTGAGGTCGACGTTAAATATACTATAGAGGTAAGTCCTCGTCGAAAAATTGAGTATGAAGATGGTGCGAGATTATATAGAAAACGAAGAACTATGGATCAAGAAGTATAAAGATATTGACCGTAAAGGTGTTACCTCAAGCTATTGGAAGGAGGTTCTTGCCGTTATTGGATATTTAGAATATAAAGAAAATTATGAGGGTTGCCAAGAACTTTGGGAATACTATAAGGAAATAACAAATGGTCGACAAGACGATATCGACTAAGCAAAAAAATAGCCCTATTAGGGCTATTTTTTGTTAAGTTAACTTTAATTATGAATTAAGTTGTTCTGGCGAAGTTGAGTCAGCCGGTGCCTCTACTAAATCTGTTGCTGCTGGTTTTTTACCATTCATAACGTTTTTAACACCAAGTAGAGTGGCTCCAATTAAGGTAAATGTTATTGCTTGTGTAATAACATCAATTGACTTAGTAATCCATAGTTTGTCAATGCAGCCTAATAGAAAGCATAAGCCCCCAATAAAGATAATATAAAGACCAGCAACTGACGTACCTGACGTTTTGCCATTATCATTTGATGTCATTTCACCAAATGAAAAACGTTTAACATCTCCGATTTTCGAAATTTTCATTTTATTTTATATTTTTTTAGTTGACGTAATTATTAAGAATTGTCTCAAGATCGTCAGTCTTTTCAAGAGTAGAGGAAGGCTCGTTATAATATAGTTCATACCGATCTTCTAAAAGGTCAGCTGCATTTATTTCATTTTTTAGTTTAAGCAGTCTAATACCAAACCAGTCAGCTTCCATTTCTTGACGTTCATCGTATTGATTTGCTCTATCGTATTTAGAGGCAGAGTGATCCAATTCAAAATGCGCTATTTCGTGAGCCTCAATTGCAAGTATGTGATCACTTGTTAAGTTTTGACTCTCAATTATTACTCCGTCAATATAGATAGTTTTTGAGGAAAGATCTGCAAATGCAATTCCTAAATAGTTAAAAATCTTTGCACAATCTTTATATAGAGAATCCTCTGGCCAAAGGGCTATAACCGTCCAGTCTAGATCAAGTTTACTTTTCCAGGCAGTAGGCTCTGCTCCTTCTGATAAATTATAGCGTTTCATCTTTGAAGCGCGTTGACCGGTTAGGTCTCTCCATAACTCTCGTACATCAGGTTGAGCTAGAGTATCCGCCTGTACCATTGAATAAAATTGATTATCTGAGTTCTGCATCATTGCGAACCATTCTTCTAGCGTTGGTTTCTTAGGTAGTGCGGCTATTCTAGGCTTTAACCTACGGAACATTGGAAACAGTTCAGTTTCATATTTGTCACCAGTATGAGGGTTTCTACCAAATTTACGATTAATACCAAGATCGCCTAATTGCTTAAGAGGTCTTGGATGCTCGATATTTTCAGATACCCATGTATTAAAGTTTACAATCGTTGCCATTCTGTTTTATTTATCCCTAGCGTAGATAAATAATAAGAAAATCAATAACAATGATTCATAAATATCAACAATGGATTGAAGAATCTGAAAAAGTTGAAGCAAACGAACAGGTGCCAACCGCTACTCCAGAAGTACCTGCAGCAACGGATGCAGCAGCTTTGCCGGTTACAACTGAAACGCCAGCCGCAACTACTCCAGAAATTCCATCTGAGCCAGAAATCGTATCAGCTGAGTCTGAAATTGAAGAATATCAAAATTTAGATAAAGCGCGCAGAGAAGCAATTAAAGCATTTAAAGAAAAACAGGGAGAATTCTTGGAAATTCCAGAAGACATTCGTAAAAACCCAGTTGAAGAAGCTGATAAAACAAAAGTTGAAGAGCTAAAGACCTCTTTAATTGAGCTTAATAAAACAATGAAAGCTGCAATTACTGCTTGGAATAAATTTAACTCAATGGCTCTTGGTATTGAAGATGATGAAGACGTTGAACCATAAAATAACTATCTAACTATGTCAATTATAAAGAATTTTAACGATTTTCTTAACGAAAGCTGGCATCCATATGATGCATACGAAACTGGCAAATCAAATTGTTGCGGTGCACCAATCATGCAAGGCGGAATTTGCTCAGACTGTAAAGAACATCGTGAACCTGAAGAAGAGGAAGAATATTCAGAAGATCAAATGACCGATCATGAATTTGAACCTCGGAATCATGACGCTGAACCGGGCAGCGGGCTACCTAATGTTGAAGGATTTTAATGCAGTACTTATTAGAATATAGCGATTGGACAAACAATCGAGAACGTGAACTTAATGAAGATTGGGAATGGGACGATTTAGCTCATCTTGGAGTTGATGTGATTAGTGCAATATCAGATACTGTAGTTCCAGGATCAGGCAGTGTTATTGATATAATTCATGCTATTTCCTATTCAATTCAGGCAAGTTTTGCAAATACTGAAGCTGAAAAGGTTTCTTTAAATATGCAAGGTTTAATAACTCTAGCCTCAGTTGTGGCAATTAGTGGAGCTCAAGCACTGGCAGTTGCACTAAAGGCTGAAATTAAAATTGTAATGGCTGCATTTACTGAGGGTCTATCTAATCCAACTGCTTTTAAATTAGCAAAAGCTGCTGCTCCCGAAGTTTCAGCTAAACTTAAAACTCTGCTTGGAATGGTTAGCGATATTGCCAAATGGGTTGGTCAAAAAATTCGAGAATTTAAAAATTCAGAATTAGGCGCATGGGTTATAAGTAAATTCGGCTCAATTGAAATAGCTCTTACTAAGATAAGTACCTTAATAACTCAGGGTATTCCAGCCTCAATTAATAAATTTCTACAATTTTTAGCAAAACTTAATCCGTTAAAATTAGGTGCGCATGGATCAACTGGTGAAACTGGAGAACTTGTATTAAAAGCCGCTGCTAAAAATTATGCAACCGCTAAAGCAACCAATACTACAATTGCTGCAATTACGAATACAACAAATCAAACTAAAAAAGAGGTTGCCAGTCTTACTAAGAAACCTCAAGTCAAACCTAGCACATAATGAATCAATTAAAATCATTATATACTTATTTAAAAAACAAAAAAATTGTTTTTTTAACTACCTCAAATAGATGGGAAGGCGAGAAAGAATTACCAAAATCTTCTATTATTGCAGATGAATTGGCTACTAGACTTGATAATTGTCAAGTTATTAATGTTTCCAAACTAAAAATATTTTCATGTGAGGGAAACGTTTCAAATAAAAAAGGAAACGGCTGCGGAGTTAAAGCGGCTAACCTAGTTGACGGTAAAAAGAATCCAACTGGAAATATCAGATGTTGGGCATCAGTTAATAATAAGTCAGATGAAATGTATAAAGTTGCCAATGCAATCTTTGAATCAGATATAATTATATTTTTTGGGTCAATTCGTTGGGGCAAAATGAATGCAGTATACACTCAATTAATTGAAAGATTGACTTGGTTAGAAAATCGACATACGAGTTTAGGAGAATCTAATTTATTAAAAGATAAAGAGGCTGGAATAATTGCAATTGGCCATAACTGGAATGGAAAGGAAGCTGTTAATCTAGAAAAACAAGTTCTTAAATTTTTTGGATTTAAGACTCCTGATATTTTAACATTTAATTGGCAATGGACCAATGATAAGTACAACGAACTTTTGTCGGGTTATAAAAGAGACTTTCCAGACTTCTTAAAAGAATTTAAGTTTAGCGAAGCTTTGTATGAGGCAGTTATGAGGTTTAAAGGTTGGATCAGACTATAAAATCTTAATAAACACTAAAAGCTGGAAATTCCGGCTTTTTTAATGTGATCTGAGACGGCCTAGAATTTAAGTTAGGTTACTATTAGCTAGGATATTAAAAGATGGCCAATGTGATCTGGTGAGTGATCTATATTACTTAACGGTAAAGGTATATCCGGTTAATTTCTCAATCTTAGCTTTTGTAACTTTCCAATGATCTAGTCCAACTGGTTTGTCTGGGGTATTATTAAAAATATAATATTCCCAAACCTTGGTCTTTTTAACAAATAAAACCTTCCAACATTTAAGAGGTACTGAGGTTGAGCCTATTTTTTTAGCTTCACCAGTCGAGCCACACCAAACCATTACTGAATCGTATTGTATGGCAAGGTCTCTAGTTTTCATCTCAAGTTTCTTCCAGTCTCCAGCATTTAACGAATGGTACTGTGGAGCCATATTCGAGAAATAAAAACACTCAGTTTGCAATTCAGTACTACATTGATTGTCTGCGGCTGGGCACATATGACCTCGATCAGTACCTGAACCCACATAATCATCCATTAAGTCCGTTTCATCTGGCAATAATGGGTCCGGTGCAAATTGATCCTTACGTGGAACTTTAGTAGTTGGACACTCTAATCTGGCTTTAGTATCCCACCATTCAACCTTTAATGGATAGTGTAGGGTTTTACTATAATAGGCAGTGTAACCTTTGTGCTCTAACTTGATTGAACTAGGCACTAACTTAATTAAACTAGGTTCTAATTTAATTGTTGCAGGGTCTTTAATAAAGCCAGTACATAGCAGTAGAGCAAGTACTACAGCTACTGATAAAAATTTAAAAGTTTTCATATTTTTTATTTATTATGGAAAGTTTATTAGGTTTAATAGTATAATATATTTAACAAACACTATAAACCTATCAAGTTATGAAAAAATTAATCTTCGCAATCATTTTCGCTGTAAGCTTTCAGGTTGCAAACGCCCAAACTAATTCAACTGAACAAGATCGTCAAGCCGTTGCCTTTCTTAAAGACCGTTGCTTAACTTTCAATCAAGGTCAAGTTCCAATCAAGATCAATAACCCAAAGGAGTTAATGGACTCTTTAGACAATAAGAAAATAAACTACAGTTATACAACTTACACTTTTGCAGGCAATCAAATTAATGATGAAACTTGCATGGGAGGTAGCAGTGATGCAAAGGTTGGAAAAACTGCAATTCCTTTTGTGAAGTACTACATTTACACTAAAGGCGGCTTAACCTATATTGAATTAGTAGACGGTAACTCTTACTTTTAAACTTCTCAACCCTAACCAAAAAGGGACTCATTAGAGTCCCTTTTTTTTATGTGTGAGTGTTTGTTAGTTTATTAACCTCGGCCTACTTGACCTTCTCCCTGCTTTTTACCACCAGTTCCGCCGCCAGCTGGAACATTTGGGGCTCCTGTCCAAGTTTGAACACTTTGAACTCTATCAAACCATTCATTAAGATTATAGGCGCTAGCTTTAGACAGAAGTCCATTTTTAATAATATCAGTATATCCTGCAAAAACTGCAGCTCCGTCATTTCCAAATTCAACTGGAGATTTGGTTGGAGAAACTGCCTCTGCTATTTTGGTGAATACTGCGGTTAATCGTTTTACACCTTCAGGTAAAAGCTTGAATTTTTGAGACTTCTCGTTGTACGAAATCAATATTTTAAAATCGGCAGAGCTTAATCCTGTCCAGGCAGCACCAACATCCGGAATTGGATTATTGACTAACATACGTTTACCTTTAACGAAGTTAGCCGCACCATTCGCAATTGCGGTAGTTGCAGCAGCTGAGTCCTTTCCATTAACGTATCTTGTAAAATAGTCACCTGCTACTGGGTCATTTTTTGCAATATGATCCGGCACTCCAAGCGCATTTAATAGATTAATTGAAATAGCTGCAGCAATCATATTTGAAATTGAGCCTAATTGGCCAGGTTTTGCCCAATAATAACTAAAACCTCTTGCGTCAGCTTCAGCTACTGGATTGCCTAATGTAAATTTAAGCACAAAGTTTTGACAATTACCAAGATAAAATTTAAAACGAGTAACCATATCGGCTTGGGAATTTGCAAATCTAACGAGTGCAAGCATTCCATTATTTGAAGCAGTTATTGTGATTGGTCCAGTTAGGTCAGCCTTTTTAAGAAAGATTGTACCTGTTTCAAGTAGTTTTCGACCGTTGATCTCTAACATATCGTCTCCAGGTTTTGCAGTCTTTTGAGTTGAATCTAAATTAATTGTGATTCGAGTTTTGGCCTCAGCTCCACCAAATTTACTACCGTCCGTATCAATAAATCTTAATGATGCAATGTTTTGCATTGTTAATGTATAGACAATATCCTTTTTTATTCCAATATTTGCAGCTAATTGATCAGTAATATTTGATGCACTAGTTGAGGACGAAATGAATGCTATACCATCAACTGCTGGAGCAGTAGTAGATAAAGGAGAAGCTTCAGTTGCCTCGTTTATCCAACTGGCATAGCTTTTAATTAATTGATTTTTCATTATATTATAGAGTAATTATTTTCTAGGTATTATTTATCTTTTGTACTATTTGATATTTCAGGGTTTTAAAGTACATCAGCCACTATGATAAATTCAATCCAACCTAAGTCATTTCCGCTTATGTCAGATAGACTTTCAGTATACCTATCCCATTCAGCTAAATCTTCCAAATTATCAAGGTCTATCCATTTATCCATATACTGATTGGTTTTGTTCTTTAGTACCCGAATTGCAGCATTAACTTCAGGATCACCGCCCCATTCATCAATCATTTTATCTAAACGGTTGTCAAAAGGTTCTTTGTCAGCTAAACCTAGATCCCTTAACTGGTTAAGATCATCATCTGGATCCAGATTAGCCTCAGATTCCTGGAGTATAAATTGATTAAATGGTTTAATTTGTCCCATTTTTAAAGAGATATTTTGATTATTTATCTAGAGTCGACCAAATTTAAAAAAGGTTGGTACTATAAACTCAAGTAATAATTTTTTAAATTAAACCAAAAAAAGATGAAAACGTCAAAGACAACATCAAAGTCTGCTACTAAGGTTGCAGCAAAGTCAGTATCAACTCCAGTAGTTGCAACTGTTTCACGTAGTACTAATAGCCGTAAAGGTGCTAGCTACAAAAAATTATCAATTCCACAAAAATTGGAAATCATCACTAGCCGCAAGCGTCGTGGAGATAACCAGGTAATTGCTGCTGAATTGAATGTGACCCCTACTTACGTAAGTGGAGTAGTAAACGGCCGTCACCAAAACACTAAAATTGTGAATCGTATGTACGATAAAGTACGCGGTCGCAAGGTAGTTGCATAAGTTTAGTAACTCACAACAGCCTAAAGGGAATCAGTTAATGGTTCCCTTTTTTTTGTGATTTGAACAGTTAGATCACCAGTGCCTTGTA